GCCTATTACCGGGGTCAGGTGGACGAGGTGTTCGCCTCGCCGGCCATTCGCAAAAAGCTCCAGGCCACCGGCGCCCACTACAAGATCAACCTTGCCTGCCGTCCGGTGGACGCCGTACTGGAGCGGCTTCGCCTGCTGGGCCTGACCTCCCCGGACAAGGCGGCGGCCGACTGGCTGGCCGCGCAGTGGCGTCGCAACCGGATGCGGGCGGAGGTGGCCGACGCGCACCGGGACGCAGAGGTGTACGGCGACGCCTACCTGCTGGTGTGGCCCGGGGAGAAGGACGGGGACGTGGACGTGTTCCACAACTCCCCGCTGACCACCCGGGCGTTCTATGACGAGGAGGACCCGCGCAAGGTCCGCTACGCCGCGAAGCTGTGGCTGCCCGCCTCGGGCCGGCTGCGCTCCACGCTCTACTACACGGACCGAGTGGAGCGGTGGGTACTGGTGGAGCAGCCGAAGCAGNGCGGCGAGGTGGACACGGACTGGGAGCCCTTCGGGGACGAGGACGAGCATGAGGTGGGGCACGAGCTCGGCGAGGTGCCGGTGTTCCACCTGCGCACCGCCCGGCCGTACGGGGTGCCGGAGCACGCCAACGCCTTTGGTCCACAGAACGCGATCACCAAGCTGGTGGCGACCCTGATGTCTTCGATCGACTTCCAGGGCTTCCCGCAGCGGTACGCGGTGGCCGGCGGCGGCGCGGATGACCCGGGTGGCTTCGACGAGGAGGACGAGGCGCTCGCCCCGACGGCAGAGCGTTCCACCCTGCGTGCCGGGCCCGGGGAGCTGTGGTGGCTGCGCAACGTGGACAAGGTGGGCGAGTTCCAGGCGGCGAACGTCGCAGCCTTCCTGGACCCGGCCACGGCGATGGTGCAGTGGATGGGGGCGACCACGGCCACGCCGGCGCATTTCTTCGAGATCAGCGGCGACGCGCCCAGTGGGGAGAGCCTGCGCGCGGCCGAGGCCCCACTGGACAAGAAGGTGGAGGAGCGCCTCGCCACCTTCGGCGACGCGCACGAGGCGGCCTGGCGCTGCGCGGCCCGCGCGGCGGGCCTGGGCGAGGAGGTGGAGATCCGGCCGGCGTGGGCGCCGGTGCGCAGCATTGACGACCTGGAGGGCTGGAACGCAATCCAGGCCAAGATCGACGCCGGGGTTCCCACCCGGCAGGCCCTGCTGGAGTCCGGCTACTCCGCGGAGCAGGTGGAGGCCTGGGGCTACCACCGCGGCGACGAGATCAAGCCGAAGGTCGACCTGCTGGTCAAGCTCGGGCAGGCCGTGCAGTCCCTCGGGGCCGGGGTGGCCCTCAACGTGATCAGCGCGGAGCAGGTGGAGCGCGCGGTAAGCGCCCTGATCGACGCCCCGGACGAGGACGCCAGTGCCTGACCAGGAGGCGCTGGACGCCGCGGCGCATGAGATGGGCAAGCTGGTGGACGCCACCACCGAGGCCGTCGCCGGTGAGCTGGCCGCGGGATTGGCTGGGTGGGCCACGGTGGCGGCCCGCGGGTGGCTGCGCGCGTTCGGCGCGCTGGAGGCCCCGGCCGGCCCCGGGGTGGTCGGGCTGCTGTCCTCGCTGCGTACCGCGCTGGCCGGAGCGTTCGCCGGTGCCGCCGATATCGCGACACGGGCACTGTCGGCCGCGTTGGTGCGTGCTCGCGCGCTCGGGGTGCGGCAGGCTCGTGAGCAGCTACCTCCAGGCGCTGATCCCCCCGTGCCGGCGCCTGGGGGTGCTACCCCCGGCGCGCGGGCCGCGCTGGCTCCCGTGGCCGCGATGGTGGGCGAGCAGCAGGTGGCCGCGCTGGCCCTGCTGCGGCCCGAGCTGGTGCGGGCCTCCGGGTACTCCGCGCTGGAAATGGCACTCGGGCAGGCCCGCCGCGCGGTCACCCGGCTGGAGACGCACACCGCCGTGGTGGTGGTCTCCGCGGTGGACGATGCCGTGGCCGAGGTCAGCCAGGCCGCCGGGATGCGCCGGGTGTGGGTGGCCGAGCGGGACGCCTGCCTGGCCTGCACGCGCCTGGCCGGAGTGGTGTGCGACGCGGACGGCACCTGGAGCAAGACCGCCACCTACGGCGACACCGCACCGAAGGTGGCGGGCGCCCTCAAGGGAGCACCTCGCCATCCCCGGTGCCGGTGCCACACCATCCCGTACGCGCCGGACCGGGACGCGGACTGGGCGGCGGCACTACGCCGGGAGGCGGTGCGCTCGGTGTTGCGCGGCTGGTCCCTGCCGAGCGAGTCAGGCGCCGCACGGGTGCGCGCGGCCGACAGGCTGCTGGCCACGATCTCCCCCGCCGGCGCCCCGGCCTCGGTGCGTCAGGTGGCTGCCCGCGCCGTACGCGAGGGCCACTTCCCGGGCCGGCAGGTCCCCGTAGCAACCCGCTGACCACCCGCCCGTTGGGCGCGACCGACATGAGAGGAGCACGCGATGGCAGACGAGGACGCCCGGCCCGAGCCGGAGGACGACGACACCGACGACGCCGGCGCTGAGGAGGGCAAGGTCGGCAGCAAGGAGGAGAGCAGGACCGACCCGAAGTCCGGCGGCGGGGACGACGACCGCGACGCGGACGCCGACGAGAACGCCAGCAAGGACGCGGACGACAACGGCGACGAGGACCGGCCGAGCGCGTCCGAACTGCGCACCCTGCGGGACTCCCTGGCCCGCACTCGGGAGGAGGCACGCCGCTACCGCACCGATCTGCGCAAGCTCAAGGAGCAGGTGGCCGCGGACAAGCGCAAGGGCGAGAGTGACCACGACAAGGCCCTGAGGGAGGCCCAGGAGGAGGCCGCGAAGGAGACCGAGGGGCGCTACAAGCCGATCATCGTCCGCTCCGCGGCCAAGGCCGCGTTCCACGACGCGAATGCCGCGCTGATCGACGAGAACGGCAAGCCGTCGGAGGGCAAGTTCGCGCGGCTGTACCGCCTGCTGGACCAGGACAGCATCGAGGTGGACGTGGACGGGGAGGTGACCGGCCTGGCTGACCAGGTGGAGGCGATCAAGGCCGACTACCCGGAGTTCTTCCCCAGGCCCAAGCCGGAGCCGGCGAAGCGACCGAAGGCCGACGCCGCAGACCGCAAGCCCGAGCCGGCCAAGGCCAAGACCTCGGCCGAGCGACTGGCCGCGCTGCTGGGCTGAGGGCGGCGGCCCGGTCGCTCAGGGTGCGGCCGGGCCGCCTCCGTTGGCGCTGGGGTCGACCGGCGGCGGACTCTGTGTGTTGATCGGAACTCGCGGCATGCGGCCGACGAACTTGCCGAGGACGAAGATGCCGGCGATCGCCACGGCGCCGCTCGTGACGATGAGGACGCCGTAGCCGGCTTGGCCGATGTCGCTGTAGTGCTTGGCGAGCGCCGAGAGATTTATGACGGCAGCGAAGCCTAAGCCGATCCCGGCTACACGAACACCTATCTCCGCCCAGGCTTGCCGGTACCGGTGACTCGCCTCACTGCCTGCCCGGCGGGTCCGCTCGCGGCGCTGTTCGATGAGGCTGTCGTGCTCGGCCTTCATGCGCTCCATGACGAACGCGCGAACCTCAGGGTCCTTGCGACTGAGCCTCTCAATAAGGCTGGCGTCATAGAGTCTTCCGACATCGAGCGAATCCAGACCCGGGACGGTGGCGGTCGATGTCTCATGGGAGGCGGTCACCGTCTTGGATCCTCATGACTCGTAGTAGTGTAGGAAGACTCCTCGGCCACGAGCTCACCGAAGCGTTGGAACTGACCGTCAAGTTCGTTTTCGATCTTAGTTAGAATTGCATGGAGGTTAGCCGAAACCTCGCCTTGATCAGGCTCGCGCGGCAGCGTAGGAGGNTGTGGCCTGACTGGGAGAGAGAAACGCAAAGCACGGAGCGCCGAACCGAGGATCTTTTTGAAAAAGCCTCCTTGCGGCGATGCGGGCCCGAGCGAATCCCGTTGACCGTCCGCATTCGACGGATTATCAGTCGACCCAATTTCGTCGACACTCGAGGTAGGTGAATACCGCCCCGCCTCGTCGGCAGATAGGAGCTGGATGCGCTGCCGCTCTCTGGATATCTCAGCGAGCAGCTCACCCTCTCCGGCCAGCTGCGCTGCGAGCCTCTGGCGTTCCTCAGAAAGCTTACCGAGAAGCGCACGTTCCCTTGCGACCTGAGCCCGCAGGAGTTGCAATTCCAGCGGTAGCCGATGGCGGTAATCACTTTCAAATTCAAACGAAGCGCGCCTAGCGCGCCGCCCCCCCACGTTTCCTCGCGGGGGCGGCGGATCGCTCGGCGGACTCTCCCGTGCACCCGTATCTCCGCCCCAAATAACGACCGAAACCGGCCCAGAGCCAAGACCCGGATTCCTGAGCACGAACGCCTCGATACGCCTCCGATGGAGCAGGGCTTCCGTTTCCTGCGGTCTATTTTGCCACGCAAAATGGGAGGCACTCCAAAGATTCGCCAGCTCCGCGAAAGGAGAGGTCGCCACCTCCATGAAAACATTTGAATCAACCAGGTTTACGCCTTGAGTACCAAGTTTACTCAAAAGGGTTCCGCGCCGAAAGACGGGATTTTCGGGAAATTCTTGATGTGCCACTCCAAGAATCTTTTCCCTCCCGTCTCTCAATGTGCCATCTTCGACACCGGCAATCACTTCAAACCAAATCTGCCAAACTTGCGGGAGATCGGGGAAATGAAATCCAGCCCTATCGAGCAAGCGACGAGTGTCAGCGAGATTCGGGTAGGCGGTGGCAAGCTCGGCCACCTCCTCGCCGGTGAACCGGTTCGCGCCCTGGAACCGAGTCCCCCGATCGACATCCGCCATGCACCCAGATTGCCACACTTGGTGCACGTCGTCACCATTGGGTCACACCCGCCCCGCACACCTTCCACTACCTCGACAGGGCCGCAACAGAGAGTTAGCATCACCGCCAGATCCGTGACGGATCGACGGNACGTCTCGCTGGCGCCCGGATGAGCGCGGCGAGCGGAGGCACCGGCACCACGGCTCCAGGTGGAGCGCACGGCAGGACGCCCGGATGGGCGAATCACTCACCCATCCGCACCGAAAGGCGCCCGCCGTGGCTCGCACGATCTTCGACGACTGGATTCCGGAGGAGCAGGACTCCGATGTCATCCAGCGCATCCGCCAGATGTCCGTGGTCGAGGACGTGGCGCTGCGCGTCCCGATGGGCACCGACACCCGCACCATCCCCCGCTCCGGCGGCGTGGAGGTCGAGGGCGTCGGCAAGGGGCAGACCTACGGCGAGGACGTCTCGCTCAACGACGAGGTGCTGCTGACCGCCCGCAAGATGGGCAAGGCCATCCGCATCGCGGATGAGGACCTCGCGGACTCCCCCGTGGCGATCATCCAGGTCAAGCAGCGGGACTGGGCGACCTCGTACGCCAAGTACCTGGATAACTCCACCCTGGGCTGCACCGGCGCGGAGAACGGGACCACGGTCCTGTTCACCAGCGTCTACCGGGCGATCCGCACCGATGACCCGGACGTCGGCTACGTGGCCAACAGCAACTACACCGCGACCGGGAGCGGCGGTCCCTCGTACGACGCGCTGTCCGAAACGGTCAACCTGGTGGAGAACTCGGACTACTGGGCCGAGGACGAGGTCCTCGTGTTCGCGCACCCGACCTTTCGGAAGAACTTCCGCGGCATCAAGGACGACTCCGGCCGTCCGATCTTCATCAGTGGCCGCGAGGGCACCCCGGACACGCTGTTCGAGCTGCCGGTGCGTTGGAGCATGGGCGCGCGGACCTCGGCGATCAACACCGCCCGGCCTGGCGGCAACCCGCTGATGATCGTGGGCAACCGGACCATGCTCAAGCTGGGCATGCGCTCGGGGCCGGAGTCCCGGATGGTGTCCGGCGACACCGGCATCGGCTTCCTGTCCGACGAGTCGATCCTGAAGATGCGCTCACGGCGCGGGTTCACGATCGGCCACCCGGGCGCTTTCGCAATCATGGAAGACACCCGCTGATGGCCACCCGGCAGGCCAGCGCCGAGACCCCTCGCGGCGAGAGCGCCGAGCAGGTGATCGCCCGCCGGGGACGGGACGAGCCCGAACGGGCCGGGCAGGCTCGGGAGTTCCGCCGGCAGTTCGTGGTGGACGCCCGCTCCTACGGCGAGGGCTTCGACCACGGCCCCAACCAGGCCGGCACCACGCATGAGGCCGTTTTCGCCGGGCTGCGCCCGGCCGGGGAGGCCCGCCTGGTCAGCGAGGAACCGCACCGGGACGGCCGGCACACCGTGCTCACCTACGCGGTGCCGGTGGAGCTCGCGGACCCGCGCGAGGCCGCCCAGGCCGAAGTGGAGCAGTCGTGACCCTCGATCACGGTCACGCCGGCGGCGCGCTGGNGGCCGGTGCCGGCATCCCCCTCCCCGGTGATGGGCGGGCCACCACGCTGTGGCGGGTCGAGCGCTGGGGCGCGGACGCCACCCGGTGGGCGACGCTCCGGCTGGACCGGGCGCCGACGGACCGGGACTTCGCGCGCCTGCGGGTGGCGCCGTACGCGGTGACCGAGCACCTGGGCAACGTGTTGTGCACCGCCGGGTGGACCAGGCTGCTCAACCTGGCTGGCGGCCTGGGCGGGCAGGCCTACGACAACACTCACACGCGCATCGGGGTGGGCAACGGCACCGTGACGGCGGGCGGGGGCTCGGTGCCGGCGGTGGCCGCGGACACCGACCTCGCGGCGGCCTCGGGCGCGGCCAACCGCTGGTTCCAGCTCGTCACCGCAAGCACAGGCGGACCGACGGTGGGCGGCACCGTGCCCAAGACGTTGACCTACGTGGCCGTGTTCGGCGGCTCCGACGGCAACTTCGCGTGGAACGAGATGGGCCTGGATGCCGGCACCGCGTCCGGCGCGACGGTGACCGCGCCGCTGCTCAACCACGCCACGTCGATCGCCCAGGGCACCAAGGCCGCCGGGCAGACCTGGACCGCCACCGCGACTCTCAGCTTCACGTAGCGGGGGCGGCATGGCCGACTCCAACATCAGCGCGAAGGACGCCGCCGACACCACCAAGACCCTCGACGCCCAGGATGTCGGCGGCGAGCTCCAGCAGACCGTCACCCTCGGAGACGGGATCACCCCGGGGCGCGTAGCCGGGGTGGACGCCGCGGGCAACCTCGCGGTGCGCGAGCGGGCCGCCAGCACCGGCACGCACACCAACGTCGCCGCCTCCGCCAGTGCGGTCACCGTCCTGGCGGCCAACACCGCCCGCATCGGGGCCGCGATCACCAACGAGTCCACCGCCACGCTCTACCTGCGGGTGGGCGCCGGCACCGTGACGGCCACGTCCTACACGGTCGCGCTCGGCCCCGGGGACTACTACGAGCTGCCCGCCCGGTACACCGGGATCGTCTCGGGGATCTGGTCCGCGGCCGACGGGGCGGCGCGAGTCGCCGAGTGGACCTGAGATGCCGCTGACCCGCGCGGTAACCGCGTTCGCCGGCCGGGTGGCCTCCGCGATCACCGCCCGCGTATGGGACACGCGCCTGCCCGGGGACATCGCAGCCCGCGCCGGGGTGCTCGCGGACGGAACGATCATCTCCGGCGAGGCGCCTCTGGCAATCTCCGGAGTCGCCGGAACCTCCACCGTCACGATCACCACATCCGCCAGTCACGGCTACGGCGCGGGTGACGTGGTGACCATCTCGGGCGTCACCGGCATCTCCGGCGTCAACGGCGTCCGCACCATCGCTGCGATCACCAGCAACACCGCCTTCACCCTCTCAGCCGCCACAGGGTCGGGCACCTACGTCTCCGGCGGCACCGTGCAGCGGGTCCTGGGAGGCACGGGGAGCTCCAACGAGGGTGTCTGGAACCTCCTGCTGCCGGACGGTTCCAGGGATGGTGTGGTCATCCGGGGCCGCGAAGGCTCCACCAAGCAACTGCTGCTGCTGCGGGACTTCCGAGGCGCGGCGATCTTCGGGGTGGGGCAGTTCGGCGGGGCGGGCCTGTACTCCGCCGATGCGAACGATCTGCTGTTCACGGCCGTCGGAGTGTTCGACCGCAGGTTCGCGGCGAACCCCTACGGCGGTGTGCGGATGGCCCAGGGCGACCCGGGCGGCGGGATCGACGTGCTGGCCCTGGGGGACGCCGACACCCCGCCGGGCTCGAATCCGGACGGCTCACATACGGCCGAGAACGCGTTCGCGACCCGCGCGGGCGTGGTGCTGTGGTCACGGGCCGGGCGGCTCATGCTGCGCACCTCGTCGGGGCACCAGGAGGAGCTCGGGGCGCCGTCGAGGCGGATCACCTGGGGCATCCATGCCTCCGGCAGCGCGTCCACCTTCCAGACGATCGGCTGCCCGGCGCCGGCGCTGACCGCGGCCACCGCGGGCGGCGCCGACACCATCGAGAGCAACTTCGCCATGTTCACGACGGCCGCGACCGCGAACAGTGTCGGCGGGGTCACGAGCCCGAACTACACCCACCTGCGCACCAGCTCGCTGCCGTACTTCTACGCGAAGATCCAGACGGACAACACCTCCGTGGCCAGTACCCGTTACGTGGTCGGCCTGGTCGCCGCGGACCGCTCAGGCGGCGCGGGCCCGGCCGCGAGCGGCGCGTCGACCGCCACGGGGATCTACTTCCGATACGACGCCGGGATCGACAGCGGGGCCTTCTGGCGCACGGTTACCTGCGACGGCACCAACGCCACCGTCACAGCCACCACCGCAGCCATCGCAGCGGTGACCACCTACGAGCTGCGCGCCGAGGTGAACTGGGCGGCCAGCGTGGTGCGCTTCTGGGTCGGGGACACCCTCGTCGCCACCCACAGCGCCACCATCCCGAGCGCGTTCACCCAGCTCGGCTACCAGGCGAGCGTGACCACCCTGGCGGCCACGGCCAGGCAGATCCGGGTCTCGCGCATCCTGGTCAACCAGCGGTAGGGGGCGGCTGTGCCCTTCCCTCTGATGCCGCGCTGGCGGTTCCAGCAGGTGGCTGTGAGCCTGGTGGACGCGGGTGCCGGCTCGGATGTCCCAGCCGTGGTCGCGGCCACCGGCCTGTCTCAGTCGGCCAGTGCTGGCGAGGTCCTGACCGCGGCCGTCACGGCCAGCGCGGCCGACGCCGCGACGGCGGGAAATGCCCTGACCGCGGCGGTGGACTGCTCGAGCGTCGACGCCGGGACCGGCACCCAGGCAGCGGGCGTTGCCGCCGGCGCCGGGCTGGTCGAGGCCGCTGCGGGCGGGGAGGCGCTGTCGGCTCAGCCCTCCCCCGCGGCCGTGGCCGATGCCGGCATGGCCGTCGACGCGCTCACCGCACTGGCCGGGTCCGGTACCACGGAGAACGCGGCAGGTGCCGATGCGCTGACCGCATCGGGTACGGCGGCGCTGGGCGAGTCCGGCGCGGGCACCGAGACGTTCGCGCCGCCGGGGGCGCTCCTCGCGCTGACTGATGCGGCGGTGGCCACGGACGGTCAGGACGTGGCGGGAATCGTCGTGGCGCTGACCGAGACTGCCGCCGGCGCCGAGATACTGACGGCGGCCGGTCAGACTGTCAGCGTCTCCGACTCCGGCGACACGGTGGACGTGCTGCGCGTGGGCACACCGATCGGAATCGCGGACGCCGGGGCAGCTGGTGAGGAACTGTCGGCCTCCGGGCAGGTGACCCCCGTCGATGCCGCCCTGGCCGCCGAGACCCTCGGCGCCGCGGGGACCGCGTCGGCCGCGGAGGCCGGGCAGTCAGTCGAGGCAGTGGAGGTCGCCGGCCAGGGCGACAGCGTGGACGCGGTCACCGCTGCGGACGCGCTTGCTCGGCAGGTGGGCTCGGACCTGCCCGACTCCGGTGCTGGCGGTGAGGCGCTCGCCGCCTCCGCGCAGGTGTCGCTGGCCGAGCAGGCAGGCGTGGTCGAGGTTCTCAGCGCCTGGCAGCAGCTGGCGCTGGCTGATCAGGGGTCCGGCGCGGACCTGGCCCTGGGTGCGGCGGAGGTCGCAGGGTTCCAGGCGGGCGCCGCCGAGGACACGGTCGCCGCCTCCGCGGCACCCGGCCTCGCCGACGCCGCGACGGCCGCGGACACGCTGGTGACAGGCCAGCCCCGCGCACTGTCCGACGGGGGCGCGGGCACGCAGGTGCTCACCGTGGCGCTGTCCGCCCCGCTGCCCGCCTCGGGTAGCGGGGCGGACAGCGCCACTGCCTCAGTCGGGGCGAGCCTCGGCGACGGGGCCGTGGGGGCGGACGGGCTGGTGGTCTCGGAGGCGGGGCAGCCCTCGCTGCTCGATGCTGGGGTCGGGACGGACCTGCTCGCGGTGGTGACGTCCGGGGCCCTGGTCGACGCTGGCGTCGGGGCGGACGGGCTGACATACGGGGTGGCCGTGAGGCTGGAGGACCTGGCCGGTGGTGATGCCGGACTGGCCGCAGGCGCGAGCGCCGGGCTCGACGACGCCGGGGTCGCCGGGCAGGAGCTCGGCGCGGCCGTGGACGCGGCACTGGCCGAGGCTGGCCTGGTCGAGTTCGGCGAGGCCGCCGGCGCCACAGCGGCGCTCGATTACGCGGCCGAGGGCGCCGCGGTGCTGGCGGACCCGGACGTCCGTCTGGACCTGACCGGCACGGCCAGCGCCGCGGACACGCTGTCCGGCGCGGGCGCGGTGGCGCTGGCGGAGGAGGCCGGAGCCGTTGCCGTGCTGGTGGCCGCCGAGGGTGAGATCACCGGCGACGTGGAGCTGTGGGTGGGCTGGCCCTGGACGCACTGCCAGGTGGGTGCGCCGTGGACCTGACCGGAGGGGCCATGCAGCCGCTGGAGGTGACAGCGGACAGCCGGGAGTACGTGCTGGTGCCGTGGGTGATGACGGCGGACGGGGTGGACGTGGACCCGGTGGCGCGCGGGATAGCCGCGGAGATGGCGTTCGTCCGGCCAGGAACGCTGCCGACCTCCGGGGCATGGGTGAGCGCGCAGTGGGAGTACGCCCTGGGCCTGTGGCACGCGCGGGTACTGGTCGGACCGGAGGGGACGGTGACCCTGCCCCGCGGCACCTATGACGTGTGGGTGCGGGCCAACGGAGGCATGCAGGAGCGGCCGGTGCGCCGCTCGAGCGGACGGGTGCGGGTGATCTGAGATGCCGTGGGCCGAGGCGAGCTACGTGGAGCAGATCACCGGGGTGACCGTGACGGACGGCCAGCTCACGCAAGCGCAGGCGGTGATCGACCTGTACTCCGGGACCACGGAGGAGGCTGCGGCGGATCTGGCCGTCCGCCCGCGCGACCTCCGACACCTGCGGATGGCGGTGGCCTACCAGGCCGCGTGGATGCCCTCACAGGTGGATGTGTTCTCCCGCACGGACGTGACCAGCTTGGACCAGGACGGGCTGCGGGCCACCCCGGCCAGCGCGGACGCCTGGCTGCTGGCGCCGCTGGCGGACCGGGCGTTGCGCCGGCTGTCCTGGCGGCGGACGCGGTCCGTGCGCACATCCGGCTCGGGCTCCCCGGAGGTACCGCCGGATGTGCGGGACGCACTCGCCCGGCGCACCGAGGTGCGCGATCACGACGACGAGACCTGGGAGCCGATGTGAGCGCGTTCGCGGCCACTCACCTGGTGGACGTGCTGCGCGGGGAGGTGCCGGACGCCTACGGGGACGCCGCGGACGCGGACGTACTGGTGTACCGAGCGCTGCCGGCGGTGATCACGGAGACCTCTCGTACCACCTGGGACCGGGCCAGCGGCACCCCGCGCACGGTGCGCCGGGTGCGAGGGAGGTTTCGGGCGGGAGTCTCACTCTCTAGCGGCGATCGGATACGTGATGTAGCGTCCGGAACACGATATGTAGTCGTTGACGTCGTCACATCCACTGACCTGGTGCATGTGGCTGACGTGGTGTGCGACCTGCGCCGGATGACTTCCGCCGGGTAGACCGGCCTCCCCCGCCGCGGGCCGCCTCCGTCGAGGAGGTGGGGACGATGGCAGACGTGGTGCGGGTGGAGATGTCCCCGACCTGGCTGCGCGACCTCACCCCGAACGTCGAGCGCTTCCACCGCCAGACCCTGGGCCCGGCGATCCTGGCTGACGCGCGCCGCGCGGTGCCCGTGGACACCGGGGACCTGTACCGCGACCTGGGCGCCGAGGCCCACGGCCTGGAGCTGCGTGTCGGCCCGCGCGGGGCCACGGACTACGGCGAGCTGGTGGAGCGGGGCACCTCCCGGACGCGCGCGCAGCCCTACCTGCGCCCAGCGTTGATGCGGCGGCGCACCCCGTGACCGCGCCGGCCGTCGTCGCCACCACCGACCTGGTGGCCGTGGCCTGGCTGCGCACCGTGCCGGGAGTGCCTGCGCAGCAGGTGGCCACCACCCTGCCGGCGGACGCAGCCAACTGGGCTGCCACCGGGTTCGTGCAGGTGGCCGTGGTGGGCGGCTCCCCCAACCCGCACCTTCCCGTGCGCGCGCCGGTGGTGGCGGTGAGCTGCTGGGCGTGCGCGCCGCGACAGAGCGGCAAACCACCGTGGGGCAAGGCCAGCAGCCTGGCCGAGGCGGTGCGGGCCGGCACCTGGGGCGCGGCCGGGCGCGTGGTGGAACTGCCCGTCGGCGGGCTGCGGGCCCGGGTACTGGAGGCCTACGTACTCACCGAGCCGCGCCGGGTGCCCGACGACGAGGCCGGTTACGCCCGGTACGACCTGGACCTCGCGTTGCCCTGGACGGATGCGTCGGGGGTGCGGCCGTGACCGCGCTGTGGGCGTTGGTGGGAGCGCGTAGCGGCGAGGTGCTGTCCTACGGCGGCCGAGCGCTGGTCCACGGCGACCGCGGCGAGCTGGAGTTCCTGTTCCCCGCCAACCGGGTGGTGCCCTGCCCGACCGACCTGGTGTCGACGTCGATGCCGCTGGCAACCCATCCCGGCATGGCGTCCGTCCGCTTTCCCCTGCGCAAGGAGGACTACCGGTGACCCACACCGTGCGCACGACTATCCGCCCGGACGAGGAGATCGAGGTGGATGACACCGAGTACAGCCTGCTGCGGCACGAGGGGCTGCTCGTGGAGGACGGACGCGAGGAGCAGGCACCGAAGACGGCCCGGCGTGGGTCGGACAGCGGGAGGGCGGAGTAGTGCCGGTCGATGTTTCCAACCTGATCCAGGGTCCGGGGACCCTCTATCGAGGCGCGTTCGGTACCGCCGAGCCGTCCGACACCCAGGTCAATGCCACCCCCGCGCCGTCGGGCTGGACGGACGTCGGCGGCACTCAGGACGGCGTCACGATGACGATCTCCCAGACCTACTCGGAGCTGGAGGTGGACCAGGTCGTCGACATCCCGGGCCGCCGGCTGACCAAGCGCGAGGCCANGATCAAGACCAACCTCGCCGAGGCCACTCTGGAGAACCTCGCCACCTCGCTGAACAACGCCACGGCCACCAGTACGGGCGCCGGCTTCGCGGCCTGGTCTCCGCCGAACGACACCAGCGCCACTCAGCCGAGCTACACGGCACTGATCTTCGACGGGATCGCACCGAAGGGGTACCGGCGTCGGGTGTTCGTACGCCGCACGCTGTCCGTGGAGGACGTCGGCATGGCGTACAAGAGAGGTGACCAGACCCTGCTGCCGGTCACCTTCGCGGCCCACTACGTGTCGGCGTCGGTGCCGCCCTTCCGCATCGTGGACGCGACCGCATGACCGCGCCCGCCGAGCTCGGCGCGAACCCTTACGCCCTGCACGTGCCCGCGGCGCCGCACAGTCCGTACCCGCCGCAGGGCCCGGTGGCGCCGTGGCCGCAGCCCGCGCCGGCCACGGCGTCCGCTCCCCCGGCACCGCTGGTCGGCCCGAGCAACGCCACGACGGCCGCGGTCAACGGGGTGGTGGTCGACTTTGACGCCGAGCCCCCGCCCACCACGCCGCCAGGGGTGGTGGAGCTGTTTCGGCTACACGGCAAGGTCTACACCATCCCGGATGCGCCCAAGGTCAACGTCGCCCTGCTGTACCTGTGGGAGGCCCGCCACCACGGCGAGGGGGTGGCCGACCAGATGCTGCTGGAGCGGATGGTCGGCGAGGACGGCTACCGCGCGCTGATGGAGCACGACCCGCTCAAGCAGGAGCAGCTCGACCGGATCCTGAGCACCGCGCAGAAGGTCGTCCTCGGAAGCCTGGAGCAGGGAAAAGGCTGACCCGGCCCCGCATCGAGCAGGTGATCTGGGTGCTGGACCACCTGGCCGACATCGAGTCCGATCTCTCCGCCATCCACCGCATCGAGGACATGTACGCGCTGTCCGGGCCGCGGTTCTTCCGCCTGGCCTGGCGGCTCGCGGCCTACCGAGGAGTGATGAGGATGCGCGCCGAGGAGCTCGCGCTGGAGCACCAGCGGCACTCCTCTTCCCCGTGCGACCCGCGGGTGGCGGGCCGGTCGGACTCGAGTGCCGGGGCGCCGGAGCGGGTCGGCGACGAGGAGCTGCGCCACTCGGCGCGGTTCGCCGGGCTGATCGAGTGGGGGCGGGGGTAGCGCGTGTCCACTGCCGCCGGCTTCGAGATCGCCCGTGGGTACGTCACGGTCCTGCCCGAGACAGGCGGCTTCGCCCGGGAGCTGTCGTCCCAGCTCGGGCGCATGGAGCCGGTGCGCATTCCGGTGCAGGTGGACCCAGGAGAGGTGCGGCGCCAGGTCCGCGACGCCGGCCGCCAGGGTGAGGCCGAGGGCGAGGGCGGTGGACGGCGGATCGGCCAGCGGCTCACCGCCGGGCTGAAGGTCGGCCTGGTCGGCATGGGCACGGTGGTCGCCGGCGTGGTGGGCGCCACCCTCAAGAGCGCCTTCGACTCGGCCACCACCGGCCAGGCCCAGCTTCAGGCCGCCTTCGGCGCCACCGCCAAGGAGGCTCAGGCCGCCGGGTCCGTGGCCCAGCAGGTCTTCAGGAACAACTTCGGTGAGTCCCTGGCCGACGTCCAGAACACGGTCGGCCAGATCGCCCAGTCCATGGGCGGGTTCGGAGCGGTCTCCCAGGCCGAGCTCGGCAAGGCCACCGAGGGCGCGCTGACCATCCGGGACGTCTTCGGGGTCGAGGTGCCCGAGACCATGCGGGCCGCCTCGACCATGGTCAAATCTGGCCTGGTCCCGGACATGACCAGCGCTTTCGACGTGATCACCACGGGCTTCCAGAGCGGCCTGAACCTCGGCGACGACTGGATCGACACGCTCAACGAGTACAGCGGGCAGTTCGTCAAGCTCGGGCTGACCGGCCCGCAGTCACTCTCGCTCATCGACGCGGCGATGGCCGCCGGGGCTCACAACTCCGACATCGCCGCGGACGCGCTGAAGGAATTCAGCATCCGGGCCATCGACGGGTCGGAGAGCACCGCCGAGGGGTTCCGGCTGGCCGGGCTGGACGCGGACACGATGGCGCGGCGCATCGCGGCCGGGGGCGCCTCCGCGCGGGACGCCTTCTCCGAGACGGCGAAGGCCCTGGGCGGGATCAAGGATCCGGTGGCCTACAACACCGCGCTGGTGGACCTCTTCGGAACGCAGGCCGAGGACCTCGGGCCGAAGGTGATGGCCGCGATGTCCGAGAGCTCGGCCGGGGTGGCCAACCTCGCCGGCTCGACCGCGCGGGCCGGGGAGGCTCTTTACTCCACTCCGCAGCAGCGGCTGTCCGGCTTCATCCGGACGATCAAGGCCGACCTGATCGACTACCTGGGCGGCACGGCGGTGCCTGCGCTGATCCGCTTCGGCAACGGGATCTCGCCGGTGTTCGCGGGCGCCTCACACGCGATGGCGCCGATCAAGGTGGCGATCGCCGCGGTGGTCGCGGTGGTGAGCGGGGCGCTCGGCATCTACGAGCGCAACCGAACCCTGATCAACACGCTCGTGGTGGCGGTGCTGGCCGGGACCGCGGCCTGGTACGCCTACCGCGGGGCGGTCACCGCGGTGACGACCGCGCAGTGGATCTGGCAGACCCGCACCCTGCTGATGGGCGCGGCCACCCGGGCGGTGACCGGCGGGCTGGCGCTGATGCGCGGCGGGATCATGGGCGTGAACGCGGCGATGCGTGCCAACGTCATCGGCATCGTCATCACGACGATCATCGCCCTGGCCGCCGCGTTCGCGTACGCCTATACCCACAGCGAGTCCTTCCGCCGGATCGTCGACGGCGCCTTGCGCTGGGTGGGTAATACCGCGCAGGCCGTGGGCCGCTGGTTCGTCGGCTTCGGGTCGGACGCCATGGGCGTGTTCCGCGCCGTCGGCTCGGCGGCGGCTGCGTTCGGCGGCTTCTTCGTCGGGATCTGGCGGGGCAGCTTCGACTTCGTCTCGTCGATCGTGCGGGGCGGCCTGGCCATCTGGCGTGGCGCGATCGACATCGGGCTCGGCGCGATCTTGACGGGCGTCAAGATCTGGTGGACGTGGTTCACCCTGCCCTTCCGGGTCGGATTCGAGGTGATCCGCGGCCTGTTCTCGTTCTGGTCGGCGATCTTCCGCGGCGACTGGTCCGGCGCCCTCGATGCGATCAAGAGCACGACAACGCGGATCTTCGGTCTGGTCTCCGGTGCGGTGGGCACGGCTCTCGGCGGCATCAAGACGATCTTCTCGACGACAGTGGGCAGCATCCGCACGATCTGGGACGGGCTGCGCGAGGTGGCCGCCGCGCCGGTGCGGTTCGTGGTCAACACGGTCTACAACTCGGGCATCCGCAAGGCGTGGAACAACATCGTCGGGCGGATACCCGGGGTGCCGGACATGCCCGAACTCAAGGTGCCGGGGCTGGCCCGCGGCGGCCCGATCCTGGAGGGGACTCCAGGCAAGGACAGCGTGCTGCGGCGCCTGATGTTCAACGAGCACGTCTGGACCGCCAAGGAGGTGGCGAACGCCGGCGGCCACCGGGCGATGTTCGCTTTGCGGCGCCTGTTCGGCGGCGGCGGGCAGGCCCGCGGGACGGCCATGGGCATCGGCGGGGCCATCACCGGTGGGCTGGGCGCAGCCTGGGACGCCACCGGCGGCCGGGTGGTGGACAAGGTCGAGGACCTGGCCCGGGAGGGCATCGCCCGCGGGTTCGAGCTCGCACTGTCCCCGCTACGCGCGGCGATCAACGCGACGCTGGGCACCGGCACGGACCTGAAGGGCGCGCTGGGCCGACTGGCGCAGTCCCCCTTCGACAAGCTNCTGGACTGGGTCCGCGGCAAGGAGGGCGAGAGCAGCGCTCCGNGGGTCGGCAGTAGGGTGCAGCGGTGGTCCGGGGTGGCCTCCTCGGTGCTGAACGAGCTGGGGCNGTCACTGTCCTGGCTCCCGCTGCTACTGCGGAGAATGAACCAGGAAAGCGGCGGAAACCAGTTCGCCATAAACAAGACCGACATCAATGCAAGGCACGGAGATCCCAGCCGCGGATTGATGCAGACAATAGGAAGCACCTTTAACGCCTATGCCGGGAAATACATTTCCCGTGGCATTTACGATCCCTACGCGAACATTTACGCCGCCACGCGCTACACGTTGGCTCGGTACGGCTCCCTGTCTGCATGGGCGCGGCCCGGCGGGTACGCGGAGGGCGGCCTGCCCCCGCACGGGGTTCCGTTCTGGGTGGGCGAGGAAGGGCCGGAGCTGATGCTGCTGGGCCGCGGGGCGCCCCGCGCCCGGGTGACCCCCAACGACGAGACCGGCGACGGGAAGCGCATCGTGAACAACTTCTACCTGGACCGCTCGCTGTCCACGCCGGAGACGCTGGCGGAGATGCAGCGCAAGCTCGCCCTGGCGGTGGCCTGAGATGCCGGCGCAGGCGGGGTGCGGGTTCTGGACCGGAGCGCTGGGCGCGCTCGAGTTCGGTGTCGTCGACGAGGCAGGGGTGGCCTGGACCTGGCGCGGGCTGGACGCCTGGGACGGGCCGGCCACCGCGGGCACGGTGGCGCAGCGCTCCGGGGACCACGGTGGGTGGGCCGGGCCGCAGTACTACGCCCCGCGCACGCTGACGCTGCGGGTGAGCGCGGACGCCCCGTCGCAGGCGGCGCGGGATGACGCGCGAGCCCGGCTGCGCGCGGCGGCGCCGGTCAACGCGCTGACCGTCCTGCGGTACGACGAGCCGACCCCCAAGCAGTGCTCGGTGCGCCGCTCGGGCTCGCTGACCGAGGCCTGCCCGACGCTGACCTCGGCGGACTTCGAGGTCGGCCTGGTGGCGCCGGACCCACGCTGGTACGGCGCCGAGCCGCACGAGGTGTCCATCCCCGCGGTCAACACCGTCTCCGCGGCGGGCATCTCGCTGCCGATCACGCCACCGTTCACCTTCGCCGAGGCTCCGCCAGGCGGGTCGGTGACGGTGGTCAACGCCGGCACGTTCGAGAGCCGCCCGCTGGTCACGCTGACCGGCGCCATCGCCTCGCCAGCCATCACACACCTGGGCAGCGGGGCGCAGGTGAGCTTCCCGGGGCTGGAGCTGGTGGCCGGAGACGTGCTGGTGCTGGACCTGGACCTGCGCCAGGCCACCTACAACGGGGCGTTCCGCGCGGCCAGCCCCACCTCGGGCTGGTGGGTGATGGAGCCGGGCGAGAACTCACTGCGCCTTGACGGGGCCAGTGTCGACTCAGCGGTGATGACCGTGACCTGGCGCGACGCGTGGATCTGAGAGGAGAGCCGTGGCCACCTTCGTGACCACCATCAACCCCACCTGGCTGGACGGGGTCGCCTTCGACGCCAAGGAGCTGCGGCAGCTCGACGGCGCGGGCTCGCTGCCGCTGGCGGGCGGCTCCGGGCCGATCGTGGTCCGCTCCGGGGTGACGCCCGGGACCGGTGACCCGCTGAAGGTCTCCGCGGCCGGCGGGCTGAACCTCACCGTCGCGGCCGGCTTCGCCTCGGTGCAGGGCACGCAGTCCGCGGATCAGGGGGTGTACCGGCTCGGGCTGTCCGCGGCGGCGGGCGTCAACACCAACGCCGCGCACGCCTCGCTGCCGCGCAACGACCTGGTGGTGGCCTACGTCTCCGATGTGGGGTCGGCGAGCTCGTACGGGCGCATCGAGGTGATCCAGGGGACGGCGGCCTCATCGCCGGTGGACCCGAGCGTGCCGGCCAATGCTCTGCGGCTGGCCCGGGTGCGGGTCAACGCCGGGACCTCCTCCATCGTGGCCGGCAACATCACGGACCTGCGGGTGTTCGCGGTGCCGGCTGGCGGGGTGGTGCCTGCGCTGTCCACGGACACCCTCGCCGCGTTCGCCGGCCTGATGCGGTACGACACCGACACCCGGGCGCTGCGGGCCTACACCGGGGCGGCCTGGGAGATGCTGGCCCGCGCGCCGGGGGTGACCAACTATCCGTATGACTTCGCCGCGGACGTCACCAGGGCGCCGGGCGCCAGCGGGACCTACATCGACTTCGCCACCGTCAACCCCACCCGGCCGTGCCTGGTGATCGTCAAGGCGCGGGTGTGGACGCGCTGGCTGGGCTCCACCGCCTTCGCGGCACTCCAGATCGAGAACCCGGTGGGAACCGTGCGGCGGATCGCGCAGAACGAGGGGGTGTCGACCTCCGGCGCGGCGCCGATCGACGTGCTGGCGATCTGGGGGGCGCCTGCCGGCAACATCCCCGTGCGGATCACCGCGGGCAACGGCGCCAGCTCGGGCGGTAACGTGATCTTCTCGCGGTTCACCAGCGACGTGTGGACGATCGAGTTCTGATGCGGGAGCTGCGCTACTGGTCCACGCACCTGCTCACCGGGGAGGTGCTGGCGGACTGGCTGCCGCTGGACGTGGACAGCTTCTCCCGCACGCTGGGCGAGGCCGGGGACCTGNCCGCCACGCTGGACCTGCGCCGCGACCCGGCGGCCAACGGGCCGCTNCTCGCCGCGCTGGAGCCGCGGCGCACGCTGCTGTGGGTGAGTGAGGGNGCCGAGCCGGTGTGGGCCGGGGTGGTGTGGGACTGGCCGCACAACTCCATCGGCTCCGGGCAGCTGCCGATCCAGGCCAAGACGCTGCACTCCCTGTTCGCCCGCCGGGAGATCCGCGAGGACCTCGCGTACACCGGCGTTGACCCGTTCGACATCGCCCGCGCGCTGGTCACCAGCGCCATCACCGGCAAGGGGCCGAGCGGGCGGGTGGCCGCGCTCGAGCTGACCACCGAGACCTCCACGGCCACCGCCTCCGTGCAGTACGCCGGGGCCGACAGCAAGAAGGTACTGACCGCGCTCCAGGAACTCGCGGGGACCGCGGACCTCGAGTTCGACTTCGCACCCACCTATCACCCCACCACGGGCGGCTCGGTGCGCCTGGTGCTGGGGCAGCCGCGGGTGGGCCGCGACGCGCAGGAGAGCGGGCTGACGCTGACCTACCCGGGCAACGTGGCGGACTACGCATACCCGCGTACCGGGGGCGAGTCCGTCAACGACGTGCGGGCCACCGCCACGGCGTCGTCGGACTCCGGCAGCCAGGAGGCCTGGATCTCGGCGGCCGGGCACGGGGTGAGTACGGAGGACCTCGCGGCCGGCTACCCACTGCTGGAGGAGACCGTGTCCCTGGCCGGCACCGTCACCGGCCAGGCCGAGGTGGACGCCTACGCGGACACCACGGTGGCCTCCCGATGCGGCTGCACGGTGATCCCGGAGGTCAAGCTGGCCGGGGACGCGATGCCCGCGCTGTCCGACCTGGACCTGGGCTCCACGCTGTGGCTGTCGGTCACCTCCGAGCTGCACCCCTCCCCCGGCGGCGGGCGGCCCGGACTGGTCGCGCTGGTGCGGCTGGTGGGGTGGACGGCCACCCCGCCCGGTGCGGACCGGGCGGCTGAGGTCTCCCTCAAGCTCGGCGACCTCAACCTGGGGCTGACCCTGTGAGCCGCTACCTGCCGTCGCTGGAGGTTCGGTTCGCGGCCACGGTGGCCGACCTGAAGCGCCGGGTGGCCGCGCTGGAGCTGCGCACCGCGCGGGTGCAGTCCGGGCAGACGCTGTACCCCCGGTACGGCACGGTGGACCCCGGCTACGCGGGCGGTGACCCGCTGGTGCTGGTGGGCGGGGACGCGACGGCGAGCGGGCCGTATCCGTACCTGCGCCCGTACGCCCCGGTGGCGGGTGACCGGGTGGTNCTGGCGCCGGCCGGTGAGTCCTACGTGGTCACCGGCGCGGTCACCGATCCCACCGCGATCGGGGTGCCGGCCCTGACCGGCCAGCGCGGCAGCGTGGTGGGCACGTTCCCGGGCGGCACGAACAGCCTGACCGTGACGGTGTCCTTCCCGGCTGCGCTCCCCGTGGCGCCGAGCGCAGCATTCGTGTCCGGACCACTGCTGGACCTGGCCGCGCCGACGTTCTCGGTGGGCGCACCGACCACCATGGACTTCGCGTTCGTGGTGCAGCGCCGCGATGGCGCCAATGTGTCCGCAGGGGCGCGGACGTTCTGGTGGCTTGCAGTGACCTGACCCGCAAGCCGATCAGCGCCGGTTAGACCGCATGACCCGGGCGATCACGGCGACGGCCAGTGCGGCCGTCACCAGGTTTAGCCGGATAAACGTCGTCTCGTCCAGGTCGATCACGCCCGTGGCGGCCAAGGTCAGCAGCACCGCGCAGACGGCAATCAGTGCGACACCGATCGCGGGCAGGACCTGCGATACCTCGTCTGATCTCGATGGCGAAGCGGTGAAGTAGTCCCCGGCCGCGACTTCTGCCTGCTCGGGATGACACTCGGGGCAGTGGTGGTGGCGGTCGGGGCCGCCGGGGCCGGTCTCGCAGTGTGGACCGCAGTCGGGATAAAGGGCGCCCATGACGCCATGATCCGTCCACACCCGTCGCGGCGGGATCAGAATCACTCGTCAGGTGCCGGGATCCCCTGGAGCGTGCGTCCACTCCGCCGGGCCCTCAAAGCCGCCCATCCGCTCCATCCGCCATGCCACCCAGTGCGCCAGTTCATCCACGACTGCACGCACACCTGGCATGTCCGCGGTGTACCGCTCCGCCGGCTGGTCCGCACCCCACACATAGGCGAAGAAGCCGCCCAGCGGAGCGGGGTCAACCACGATCGGATGATCGTCGTAACCAGACTCCACCGCGGCGATCCAGCCGGCATCCGAGTGCAGGTAGCCGATCCGGACACCCCGGCCGGTCTCGATCGCGAGTATCCGGGACAGCGCCCTCGCATCAGCTCGCGTCGTAGCCGCGCTGGTGGTCGCCTGCTCGGGCATGAGCGATCCCTCAGATGATCCTTCAGAGGGATCAGAGAGTAGTCGATGACTCACTGCGCGACGGACGCGCCTGCTTGGGCCGTGGCCGTCCAGTCTCGGCGAGGTGGAGCTGATCCAGCATCGCCCCGACGTTCTGGGCGGTCATTCCCAGGTGTCGACCCGCGCGGGACTGTGCTCCGTGGCTGCCGTGCGTCCGCGCCTCGTACTCGACCAGGGCCTTGATCGCCCGGCAGTAGTCCAGGTGGGCCGCCTGCCTGACCTCGTCTTCGCGCCTGCGCGCGGTGTCGACAGCCGCAACCAGGGCGGTCAGCTCCTTCTCGTCTCCTGCCATGCACGCGATCTTAACACAGCCATGTGACTAACTTTCATATGTTCATTTGCCAGATTTTCACATCGTAACTTACAATTGAGAGGTCACCGCAGGTCACAGAGGCTGGAGGTCGCGTGATCACCCAGGAGTCCATCCGCTGCAAGGGGTGCAACCGCCCGCTCCACGCCGAGGCCTCGCGCACCGCCGGCTACGGCCGGACCTGCGCCTGCCAGGCGGCCCTGATCGCCGAGGGCTACTCCGCCAGCCAGGTGGAGAAGGCTCTTGAGCTGGTGGAGCTGGGCGGGGTCGTCCACCTCTCAGGCGCCGGGAACGACGCCACCTTCGCCACCGTCGGCAGCCGCGGTGCCAACTACCACACGGACGCCCACGGGCGGTGCGACTGCCCCGCCGGCCAGCACGGCCGCCGGTGCCACCACGCCGCCGCCGTGCGGCTGGTCACCACCTCGACCCGCGAGGCCCTCCGCACCGTCACCACCGCCGCCTGACCCTCGCTCCCGGAAAGGGGCCGAAGCGTGAACGCTCTCGCCACGCCGACCGAGCTCGACACCGAGCTGGTCAAGATTCAGAGCGCAGCCACCCGCCTCCGGGCCGAGCTGGAGCGGATCGAGCGCCGCGAGCAGGCCATCGCCGACCAGTACCGGCGCGACCTGTGGACCCGCTACTGGGTGGTCCCCGGTGGCCACGTCCACAGCAGCACCGCCTGCCACACCTGCTACCCCACCACTCGGTTCGTTTTCCTCCCCGCCCTGTCCGGCAAGGCCCGGCGCGAGGTCGTCGAACTGGCTGGGGAGCGAGCCTGCACGGCCTGCTTCCCGGACGCCCCCGTCGAGGCCCGCCAGAGGCCGACGCAGATCAAGACCGACGACGAGCGGGCCGAGGAGGGCGCTCGCGCCGCTCGGGCAGACGCCGCGAAGGCACGAAGGGCCAAGGCGGAGGCCAACGCGATCACGACCCCGTCGGGCGAGCCGCTCCTTGAGGAGCCCCGAGGCTCCGTGGTCCGCACCGTGCGGACTGCGGAGGCCTACTACGTCGACCAAGCCGCGTACCTGATGGCCTGCGAATACGGCTACCGCGGCACCGGCCTGGTCGACGAGGCGACTTGGTACGTGGGCCAGTTCCTGGCGGCCATCTCGCACCGGAACGGCACGACGCCGGACATCGAACGCGCCCAGCGCGCCACGAAGATCGCCGCCCGGTGCCGCCGGGACTACGGCATCAGCCGGCCCTGAATCCGCCCGCTGGCCGCCCCGCAGGGGCAGCCAGCGGCACCCCCGCCGATCTCGACACTCGCCCGCCTGCTGGACCCTCCCCGCCTGACCTACCCGCCGACACCGCCGAGAACGGGGACCTGACGTGACCACCACGCGCACCTTCACTCTGGCCGCCTGCTGGATCGGCGGCGCGCTGTCCAGCGCCGAGCTGCGCGGCGCGGACGGGCCGGGCTGGAGGGGTCTGCGCCTGGCCGCCGACAGCAAGGCGCTGGCGCGGGGCGCCCGAGAGGCGATCCACACCGCCGTGCGGGCCAGCGGGCACCCGGCCAGTGTGCTGGGCTCGCCCACCCCCACCCCTATCCCGCTGGAGAAGGAGGCCGGGGTGCGGCTCGCGCTGGTACTGGCCACCCAGGTCACCGGCGCCGCGCAGGCCGAGCGGATCGCCCAGGGCATCGCGGGGATGAGCACAGAGGAGACGTACTACTGGTACGCCCGGGTTGCCGGCTACGGCCAGCCCGCGGTGCAGGCGCTGCGCCTACTGGCCGCCGCTGCGCCGGTGGTCGCCGGCCGGCGGTAGCGGGCCAGAGCCTGCCCGCGCGGCACGTTCCTCGCCCCGGCCGTGCACCAGCGCGCTCCGCTCCAGGCCGAGCGCCTCGATCATCTCGGCGAGCTCCTCACGGCTCGCACCGAGGCCGACGACGGCGCTGCCAATGTGCAGCGCCGCGCGGTAAGCGTCCCGGTCCGCGGTCGGCGAGAGGGTGAACCGCACGCTCGAGGGAATCGGGTCGATCTGGCGGCCGATCGGTCCTAGGCGCACAGGGTCTCCCCCGCCGGGCTGGCCAGGTACACCCCGATGTCGCCGTCCACATCGCTGGCCACCATCCCGGCCAGCGCGGACAGCACGCGGGCGTGGCTCCAGGTCTCCACATGGGCCTCGTGCGGGTTGCCGTCCACCGGTCCCTGTGGGTAGGGCTGCACGGGAAGGGAGGCCAGCACCCCACGCCGGGCCGCCGCGCGGGCCCTGGTCCACAGTTCCACCGCCTCGGCGCGGGCCATGTGCTCGAGCACGTCTCCGAGGATCACCACGTCGGCCGCCGGCAGAGCCAGCGCGCGCGCGTCGCCGACGAGCACCTCGTCGTACAGATCGCGCAGGCCGAACCTGGGCACGTAGGGCTCCCAGATCTCCACCGCGGTCAGGTGCACGGCCGGGCAGGCCTGCCGGCAGATCCGCGCGTAGCCGCCGGCGCCGGCGCCGATGTCCAGCACGCTGGCCGGGGCCAGCTCGGCCAGCCAGGAGGAGATCCAGCGCTTGCCCTGGTCAGACGAGTAGGGCACGGTAGGCCTCCTCCCACGCACCGACGGTGGCCTCGATCGCGTGCTCGGCGGCCAGGGCTCGAGCCTTGGCGCCCATCTGTTCGCGCAGTTCGGCGTCGGCCGCGAGGGTCCGCAGGTGGGTGGACCACTCGTGGTCACGGCGCACCAGGAAGCCGGTCTCGCCGTGGCGCACGAACCGCTCGTACGGGCCGTACTCGNTTGCCACCACGGGGATGCCGAGGGCGCCCAGCTCGAGCGGGCGCAGCGCTGACTTCGAGCGGTTGAACGCATGCGGCGCCAGCGGGGCCAGGCCGATGTCGAAGTCCACCATCCGCAGGTAGGCCGCGACGGAGATCGCCCACGGGGTGTAGCGGACGCGGTCCGTCGGCAGGCCGAGCACGGCGGTATAGTCCGTACCCATCAGGTGGACGTCGGCCTCAGGGTGGCGAGCCAGGAAGCGGCGCAGGTGACCGGCGGCCTCGGCGACATCCGCGTGGTGGGTGGCCGAGCCGGCCCAGCCGATCGTGAGCCGCTCGCGATGCGGGCGGGCTCGCTCCAGCAGCCAGCCGGGTATGGCGTTGGGCAATACGGCCACACGCGGGTTGATTTCACGCATCACCGCGGCCAGCGCCTCGGTGGTCACGGTGACCAGCGCGGCCACCGCGGCGTTCTCGCGGATGCGGCGGCGAACGTCCGGGTCGTCGAACACCGCGCGGGCCGGGTTGGTCGCGTGCAGGTGGAACAGGTCGTCGTCGATCTCGTAGACCAGCGCCCGCCCCTCGCTGGCCAGGCGCTGCCAGGTTGCCGACGGGCCCGGGAGGCACACCCGCTGGCCGACGATGATGTCCGCGTCCGCCCACTCCTCGGGCAGCACCGTGGATACCAGTGCCTCGTGGCCGCGGGAGCGGAGCGCGTCGAGCGGCAGGCCGAGCCGGTAGTAGCCGCACGCACTGGCGTCTGCCGCCCACCCGAACACCCTCACGGACAGCGAGGCTAGCGAGAGATCTCGTCACACTCCGTCAGGCGCGCCCGAGATGCAGGTGTGGAGCTATTCCTCGGGATCGCCGATGGGGACCTGCTCGCCCGGGGCGGCCGGGCCCCAGTAGAACCACTCCTGGCCCTCGGCCATCACGGTCATCGAGACGAACTCGCCGGTGATCTGCCCGGCCTCGACGCGGCGCTTGACCTCACGCGCCCAAGCGTTGCGGATGCGGGTAAGGGCCCTCTTACGCTCCGGGCTGTTCTTCGTCCCGGAGGGGGCCGGCGGGGGAACATCCACCAGGGGGATGCGCCACCACTGGTCAGGCCCGGCCGTGACCCAGGCGTCCACAGGCTCGACGAACTGGCCGCGGTGTACGCGGGCCGTGGGTGTGACTCCGGGCCGCTCGGTGGGCTCTCCTGGGCCGGAGGCGATGGAGCCGGGTGTCATCGCCTCGCCCCCCTTGCGGCTGTAGTCACTGTGTAGGTCACGCTTCGACGCTATCGGTACCGGGCCCGAGGCGACGCGCAAGCCCCAGGCGCCGGTCGGCGTCACCTCCGCGGGCATCAGCGCTCGCCCTGCCCCGTGGGCGCGGACGGCGAGGCCGTGCGGCGCGCCAGGCGCACCGGCAGCCACAGTCCGATCGCCAACCAGGTGGTCAGCCGCAGCGAGAATCCGAGCCGGCGCAGCGGCCCACGCTTGTGGTCGAGGCTGTGAATGAAGCTGTGGCACCGCTCGCACACCGGGATCAGGTCGCGGTCCAACTCCTGGCCTCCACCGGCGCGCTCGTAGCTCTTGTGGTGCAGCGGCCACTTCGGCTCCCAGGATCGCGCGCACAGCCGGCACTCGGCCGGGTCGTGCTCGCGCAGGTACCGGCGCCGCCGATCCTTCCACTCGCTCCCGCGCACGTACTCGCGGTGCCGGCTGTAGCCGTGGCGCCACATGGTCACCCGGAACCGCTTGCGCTCAACCCAGCGGTCAACGTGCCCAGCGGGCACCGCCACCAGAGCCGCAGCCAGCAGGACGGACCCGACGGTCACGTCCAGGTGGGCCAGATCCTGGACGGTTCCGAGGAGCGCGCCCAGGACGGCAAAGGTCGTGTCCATCTAAAGGTCGTCGCCTTCGCGGGCGACGAGGTCCCACTCTCTGGGCAGCTCCTCGGGCGAGGTCATCAGGCCCAGCCCAGATCGGGGTCCATGTCAGGGGTCCACCCGTCGCTGGACTCCAGCTCCAGGGGCGTGGGGCCGGCTTCGAGCGCAAGGCGTTCTGGTCCGGCTTCCAGGGCGAGTTGATCGCGCCGGGTCCGCAGGGCGCCGAGCGCGGCGGCGCCGGCCACCACCGGCAGCAGGCGGTTGTCGCCGTCGCGGGCGATGGAGCTGATCTGCTCGCGCACCTCGCTGTCGTTCCCCTCCGGCAGAACCGGAGAGACAAACGGGGCGAGCGCGCCGAGGCCGACGCGAGTGGCGGTGCTCCTCCAGTCGGGGGTCACCGGAACCGCCCGCGCAGCAGCGGGACGGCCACGAGGGCCAGTCCGGCGGCGATCATTCCAGCGGCGGGTGAGACATCGGTGGCGAGCATGGCGACCACGGCCGCCGCGAATGCGTTGATCATGACGTGTCCTTGATGGTGGGGTCCGCCCCGAGTGCGGGCGAGGGTGGGGGTGGACTGCGAGCGGGCGGCCAGGCGCTTGGCTGGCCGCCCTTCTCGTCAGAGGAGGTACCGGTAGTAGTGGGAGGCCGGCGCCCAGTCGTCAGCCTCGGAGTCCGGCTCGTGCGGCCCGCCCTCCTCCGCGCGCTTCTGCGGGGTGACGGTCCAGGTCTGGTCGAAACCGGGCAGGCCCTCGTAGCCCTCGCCGGGGCCCTCATTTCCCACGACCAGGGAGAGCGGCTCGCCGTCGGAGCCGCCGCCCTGGAGGTCGTAAGCGATCAGGCCGGGCGTCGGGTGCATGCCGAAGACGGCGCCGCGGGCGTCCTCGGTGTCGGGGGCGTCCGGGTCCAGATCGGCCCAGCCTGGGCTGCGGCTCATGATCGGCTCCCCGCCAGGTCGATCGGCGGCCCTCCGTGTTGGTTCAGCGGATAGATGGCTTGGCAACCCGTCTGCACGCCAGGGGTCTGCGCCCATTCCTTGGCGTGCGGAGTGCACAGGTACGGCTCACCGCAGAGGGAAAACCCCTCCACAGCAGAGGTGACATCGGCCGAGCGGCATCGAGTAGTCCGCCACCGGCCGTGATCCTCGAACGCGCAGGCATCGCCTGCCTCTTCGCTCAGGCCGGGACCCTCGCCCGGCGAGAACAGTCCGGCGATCGGATGAAAGCTCATGACCGCTCCGCCGAGCCGGAGCCCGGAACCCGCCGGGACCACATCTTCCAGTCCTGCGGCCTCGCCCTCAGCGCGTCCTCCAGGAGCTGCGCTCCCTCGACGTCCCGCTCCGGCAGGAGTACCCGGAACTCGAGCAGCGTGTCCGGATCGCCCTGCTGCGCGGGCGGCAGCGGGTCGAGGTGTGGGCTCATGACGTCGCCCACTTCGACGCCGTCCACTCGCCGCCAGCGTCGTCCGCCGGCCGCGCGAGCACCGAGCCGTACATGCCGGACGCGAACTCCAAGGTCTCGACGACATGAAGCGGGGTGTCCAGTACCCGCTCGAATTCCGGGATGTCAGGTACAGAGATCACGAACTCGCGGCGGCGTAGCGGAGTGGTGCTCGGGGTGCTGGCCTGGCTCCAATCACCCGGCCGGGTGACGATGTCGCCGATCGGGTCGGTCATGACTGCCACCCCGAGCAAGTCACGGCTTCCGGAAGTCCCGCAGCCGAGTCGGCCGACTCGGCGTATGGGTCCCACTCGGGATGGTCCGCGAGAACCTCGCGACGGGTGCGAAACGTCCGCTCCACGTGGTCGTCGGACTCCTCATGGCTGGTGCGAAACATCAGTCCTCCACGGCGTTGTTGGCGCCGGGGAACCAGCCCCGGCCGAAGATGTCCTCGGGCATCGGCTCCAGGTCGATCGGAACCGGCGGGTTCAGTCGCTGGGCCAGACCGCGCACGCCCGAGGTCAGGCCGGAGCTGATCGCGCGCACCGCGTCGCCCCGCCGCTCCGCGAGGGCACCCACCTCGGGCCCGCGGCCGTTCTCGTGGAGCAGCGCATGGGCGATCCGCTCCACGCCCGCCAGAGCGGCATCACCGGACGCCGGCAGCACCTCCGGCCAGGTCGACGCGAGAGTCATCCGGTCCAGCACGGTGGTCATGACGCGGCCACCAGCAGGCCCGCGATCAGCACCGGAACCACCAGAACCACCTCGGTCATCAGGCGCGAGACGGCCACCCGGATCCGGTTCACCGCGTGGCCGCCGGGGTGCGACGCGAGGTGCGCGACTTGGTGGTCCGCCTCGGCTTCGCCGCCGCCGCACGCAGGTCACGCACCGCGTCCGACTCCAGCGGGGAGACCGGGCCGATCCACTCGCCGCCGGCGAACTGGTCGGACTGGGTCCAGTGCGTATCGTCCGGGCCCTGGCTCAGCAGTGCCGACCGGGCGTCGGGCGTGCTCTCGATGTGCGCACGGGCGCCGGCCTCGTTCGGCCCGAATTCCCGGACGCCGCGCAGACCTTCGGTCAGGTTCAGCGCACCCCAGAAGGCGTCGGGGTCGTTGATCTCGTTCGTCTCGATGTCCATGTCCGTCCCTTCCTGTGGCCGCCATGCGACCGGTTGACTAGGTGGCCGGGAACCAGGTCCGCGTCGCGACCGTGCCCGCGGCCGGCATCCAGGCACGCTCGTAGGTGTCGTCCAGCCCGTCCGGGTCGCTGCCGGCGGGGGCGCCCCATGCGACGGCGAACCAGAGCGCGCTGTGCTCGGCGTCGGACATCGACGCGGGAGCGGGCGCGATCTCGATCAGTTCGGCGTCGCCACGCTCCAGCTGGTAGCGCCAGCCCGACCCGAGCACCAGTCCGGTCCGGCCGTAGCGGGAGACCTCGGCACCCGGCTCGGTGTCCGCCTGCCCGTGCGGCGGATCGCCGTCCTCGTCGAGGACCTGCGGTCCCTCGACGAGGGGAATCTCCTCCACGGTCACGCGGAAGTAGGCCCGTGGCCGGCCAGGGCAGCCGTCCGGGTCGTGGACGCTCAGCAGCCCGGCCTCGGGGTCGAGGCGCATGCTCCCGACCGCCTCGCCGGTGTCGGCCGAGACGAGGTCCGCCTCGCCGAACGCCTCGTGCGCATGGTTGAGGACGTCGTCGATCGTCGGTCTGGTCGCGGTGCCAGGGGTCATGATCATTCTCCTTGGGTCGCCTGCGGTTTGTGGTTGGCGTGCATGGGATCGGGGTGCCTGGCAGGCGACCTGGGGTCAGTCCTCGACGCGCTCGACGTGCACGCGGAACTTGCCGAGGGTTCGCGCCGGGTGCACGTCCGGCTCGTTGACGTGGATCGTGTCGTCGGGACGGAGGTCAAAGATGCCGAGAACCTCGTCGGTCTCCTGGTCCCGCAACTGCTCGTCGGACACGCTGCTCATCAGGTGCTCGTAGATGTCGTCGGCGGTGATCTCGCGCATGTCAGTCCTCCGTCTCGGTGGCGCCCGGCGCCGAGATCGGGCGGACCTCGCCCAGTGCCGTGTCGGACCGGACGGGCGCCTCGATCCGGAAGATCACTCGGAGTGCGGCCCTCCCGGCCGGGCGCGGCGTGGACACCGGCACAGGCAGGTCACTGAAGGGGTTCAGAAGGTCGGCCATGCCGGTTCGGCGGTGTTGGCGGCCAGCTCCAAGCGGCCGGAGGTCAGGCTGGGACGGTCGTCTCGATCCGGCACGCTGGCCCGGGTGGCGTCGTATGGAGTCAGAAGGTCTCCTCCGTCGCGCAGTCGGTGCGCGACGAGGGAGAGGCGAAGCAGCGCATAGCCAGCCAAGCCCGCCCTGGCCGGGTCCGCGGACAGGCTGCCATTGGCCAGCGCCGAGGCCACGCCGTCCGCGATCACTGGTCGTCCTCGTCGTCGAGCGGAAGATCACCGGGCCTCAGGGCGGCCAGCATGGCGGAGTAGGCCTGCGAGGTGGCGCTGTGGGCGAGGGCGACGTCGGCGTAGGAGGCCACCTCCTCCGTGGGGAAGTCGTTCAGGGCCCCGAAGCCGGCGCTGTCGGTGGCCTGCGCGGCGAACTCCGCGTGCAGCAACGCCTCACCGGCCAGGTAGCGGCGGTCAGTGCTCTCCAGAGCGCACGTCTTCTGCCAGGTCACCAGGGCCGGCGCCTCGGTGGGAACCAGCTCGGTCGAGTTGACCGGGGCGGGTGTGCGCCTGCCCCATCTCATGCCGCCACCAGCTCTGTGTTCAGCAGGCCCGACCAGCGGGCGTAGGTGCGCTCGGCGCAGGTGCCGGGGCAGTTGGGGCCGTGGCGGCCCGCCTCGTGCTCGTCTGCGTTGTCGGCCTGGACGCTCTCCAGCGTCCAATAGGGGTCGCTCTGCTCCCCCAGCCCGGGGAGCGGGACCTGCTGGTCGTGCACCAGGACGGTGCCGGGCCAGCGGTATGGGTGGGGCATGGCGGCCTCCCTTCTGGGTGGCGTTCGGCGGGTATGGGCGTCAGAGGTAGGTGGAGTTGACGACCTCGCCGGCGACGACGCCGCCGTCGAAGTCGTAGAAGCTCGGCTCCTCGGTCTCGAGGACCTCGGGAGCGGGGGCGAGGCCGCGGGTGGCGGCGAAATGCGTGCGGCCCACACGGCCGCGGTGGGCGTCCAGGAACCCGAAGTCGGGATCGAAGTTGACCTCGGCGGTGCCCGAGGTCTCGTCGAGGTGGACGGTCATGTGCGGCTTACCGAAGTCGTCCGGCCGCACCTGGAAATTCGGGTTGTTGGCCAGGCCGTGCATCACGGCGGCGCGCTTGCGCTCGGCGGCGCCCTGCGGGCGCTCTCCCAGCATGGCGTTGCTGACATGGCGGCGGTCCGGCCTGTGCCAGGGCGCGAATCGCATCTCACCGACACCGCCCTTGATCCGGACGCCCGGGTCCACCAGGTCGACCCGGCAGGTCTTGCACAGCTTGCGGTGGCCGACGACGCTGCCGACCAGGCCGACCTTGAACTCCTTTCCGCAGCCCTTGCGGGTGCACTGCACGTGCTTGGCCATGGCTCTCCTCCCTGCCGGGTCTCAGCCGGCGAGCGCGGTGATGAAGGCGTTGACGATGGGAAGCAGGATCAGCAGCAGCGGGAACGAGAGATCGAAGGCGACCGACCCGAACCGCAACGGCGGCACGCGCTTGCCGATCGGGAGCAGCAGCGGATCGGTGGTGGTGCGCAGGCCCTCCAGGGCCAGCGCCACGCCCCGGCTCGGTTCGCGGAGCAAGCCCACCCGGGTCAGCAGGTCCACGCCCCAGCGGATGACCAGCAGGAAGAAGTAGATGGTCAGGATCGCCTCGGCGGCGATCGCGGCGATCTCCATGGATCAGCCCTCCTTTGAGCTGGAGCCGGCGCCCGCGGTCTGGCGGGCGGCGCTGCGGGTGCGCTTGTCGGGACGGCGGCGGTGCTGGCGCTGCGCGTAGCCGGCGCGGGCGGTCTCGGTCGGGTCGGCGGGAGGCGGGGGGTTGTCCTCGTCCTTGTCAGCGAGCAGGCGGTCCAGGTCCGCGGCCGAAGCCAGGGCCTTGCGTGCCCCGGAGTCACCGGAGGCGGACCCGATGACCTTGCGGCCGGTCAGCTGGCCCAGCACCCAGGCGCAGGCGTCGAAGTCCAACCCGAGCCGGACCTGGAGCATCCGAGGCGTGAGGTGCCCGGCCTCCACGGCCATCTCCGCAGCCACCCGCAGCACCTCGGCGAGACTGTCGACCTCCTCGGTCTCGGCGACGTTGGGGGAGGGCTCGGGCTCCACCTCGACAGGAGCGGGAGCTGGGGTCGGAGCGGCCACCTTCGCGGTCGAGACCCGCTGCGCGGGCACCGGGGTGATGTCCACGCCGTCCGAAGCCGGGGGCGTGAGGATGACGGACTCCCGGGCCGGCGGACGGGATGGGTCCAGCAGCGCGGCGCGCTCCGGATCCACGTTCATGACCAGCGGAGGCACCTCCGGCAAGCCGCGCAGGCGCAGCGCCGCGTTGAGCACCTCGTGCCGCTCGCTGATCTCCTGACCCTCGCGGACCTCGTTGTCCACGAACGCGGACCGCATCCGCAACGGGTAGCCCTCGGTGCCGAGCAGGTAGTTGATGCCCTTGGGGGACTTCATTTCGATCTTGTGGCCGCCGTAGCCGAGCAGCGCCCAGATCTTGTCGCCCAGCACGGCCGTCGAGGCGTCCGCCGTCGTGCAGCGGAACACCTGCTTGATGGTGATCAAGTCCCGCACGAAGGTCGGGATGACATCGCCAGTCGGCTTCAGTGTCGAACAGACGACGTGGTAGCCGACCTTGCGGAGCCGCCCGATGATGTCGAACAGCAGGAAGGAGACAGCGTCCGCCAGCTTCTTGTCCGGATGGCGGGTCAGCGCCAGCAGCTCGTCTATCCAGATCCACGTGGTCGTTTCGCCACGGGCGACGTTGGTCCGCGGCAGTCCGGCGGCCTCGCGCTCGTTCGCGGTGTCGGCCATCCGCTGGAGCGCGGCCACCCCCTCGGCGTGCAGGTCACGCAGGAGCGCGTACGCATCCTCCACCGTGTAGGCCACACCGCAGCGACCCTTGATCGGGGCGGCCAGCGGCTCCCAGAAGCCGAACTCCGCACCACCGGACGGATCGATGAAGAAGTTCCGAGCGCGGGGGTCCTGACTCACCGCGCAGATGTCGACGTGCTCACCGGTGGACTTTCCGCTTCCGGCCTCGCCTCCGGACAACTTGTTGCGGGCGAAGATCGTGTCGTAGACGGACTTACCGTCCTCGTCACGACCGATGTGCCACGGATCCTGCACGTAGCGGCCCTTGTAGTTCGCGCCCGCGCGGCGGATCTCCTCCAGGCCCTCCCAGGGCACGGTCGTGTTCAGCGTCTCGCGCCGGCGGATGTTGACCTCGACGTGCGAGCAGGCGAGGAATTCCTCAAGGGGGTTGCGCGCCGGCTTCGGCTCAGTTGCCTCGACGGTCCGGGCCCTGCGAGCCACGGTGACCGTCTTGGTCGCGGCACCGCTGGCCAGGGCGGCCAGGACCTTGCGGCCGGAGGCCGGGGCGACCGTGGGGCGCATCGACACACGGCCTTTGAGCATCGGGGCCAGGCGCTGGGCGGCCTGGAGCAGCTCTGCCTCGGTGACGCCGTCGGGAATCTTCATCACGAATCGGGCACCGGCCAGGGTCGGCTCAGGCAGCTTCACCTGCACCGGGCGGCCGGACGGGTGCAGCAGCGTCGGGCCCTCGCCCGCGTTCAGCTCAGCGAAGGCCCTGAGCACGGCGCGCCGCTCTCGATGGCCGCGTGCGGTGTCGGAACGCTGGTGCAGCAGGGCGGCAGTGCCGCCGAGGGCGGCGGCGGTCAGACGGTAGGGGTCGGTCAGGTCGAACAGGTCGGACTCCAGCAGCGTCGGCCCCAGCGGGCCGAGCGGGTCCGCACCCAGAGCGGACAGCAGGTAGAGAGAGCCGGCACCGGCCACGGGTGTTGCGATGTCGCCCCAGGTCCGCCAGCGGTCGCGCCCAACGACGCTTACGCGAGCTGACCCGAGGCCAAGACGCCACCCCCCGACGATCCAGAAACGCGGGTCGCTGAGGTCGTACGTCGAGAGGGGCTTCCGCTTGGTCGGGCGCTGCTTAACCGATGCCATGGAAGCCGCCCTCCTCGTGGCCGGTGCCGGTTTCGAACATGACTACAGCCTACACATTGACTACAGATCCTGTAAGATGGTGATGTGAAAGTCGCCGTCACCCAGCCGAGCGGGACGGCCCCACACGCCAAGGAGAGTGCTGTGAGCAGCAGGAACGGGACCGTTCCGCCCCCGACTGAGACGTACGACACACCGCCCGCCGGAGATCCGGAGGGCGACACGATGGACTACGGCCTACAGGACCCGGACGTGGCCTCCGTGCCACCGCGGGGGGGCGAGTGGAAGACGAGGAAGGCGCCGAAGCCCGAGCGCGCCGAGGCCCCAAGCGAGAAGAAGGGCGAGCCGAAGGCGAAGCTGACCGCCACCGAGAAGCTGTGGCGCGTAGCGGTCGTCGCGCTTGCCGCCGTGATCATCGCCCCGACCGCCCTGTCCGGCGCCCACCTGATCAAGTGGGCCGGCGAGCCGATCCACGGCCTGGACCTGGACACCTGGCTGGTGTGGCTGCCGCTGCTCGCCCTGGATGGCACCGCCATCGTCGGCATAACCATGGTCACCATCGCCGCCCTGCGCGGCGAGCACGGCGGGGCCTTCCACCTGGTCTCCTGGTCCATCGCGCTGATCAGCGCCGGGATCAACTACGGCTTCGGCACCAGCACGACCGCCGAGTGGGACGAGTGGTTCTTCCCGGTCATGAGCCTGACCGGCCCGGCACTGCTGGAGATCACGCTCGCGTTCGCGCGCCGGTGGAAGCGGATCGACGAGGGCCTGCGGTTCCAGGGCGTCAAGATCGGAGACTTCGGCAAGCGGTGGCTGCCGTCGGTGGCCACCCGCGAGACCTGGGCCGCCTGGAAGCTGGCCCAGCGCGAGGGCATCACCGACGTGGACGAGGCCATTGCCCGGGTCCGCGAGGTCACCCTGCTGCGCACCATGACCGGCGTTGACGCGCTGCGCCTGGCCTTCGAGCGGGTCGGCAGCCGCGATGCCTTCGACGCCCGGCTGTGGCTGCTCGGTCGCGGCATCACGGTCAAGGAGGCCGACGTCAAGCTCGCGCTTGACCCGCGGGACGTGGTGGACGTAGTCGCGAGCGGCCAGCCCGAAGGCCTCACCGCCCCCGAAGTCGCCGCCGCCTGGATCGGCAAGGACGCGAGCGCGGCTGACATCGAGCGCGTGCGCCGCGAGCTGGACGGCCTTGTGACCGATGGTCGCATGGTCGCTGACGGCAAGGGCTCGCGCGGCAAGGCCGTCCGGTACCGGCTGGCCGGGGCGGGTGCGTGATGGCCTGGCTACTCGCGCTCGGCCCGCTCGTGGCCGCCCTGCTTTTCCTGCCGGTGCTGGACAGCATCGGCGCACTCGACGCCCTCATGCGCTTGCTTCGCAAGCGCCGCCACCCCGACTCCGGATCGGAGAGCTGACCATGACCACCGCCGCTGACCCGAGCCGCCTGGCCCGCCTCGCCCTGAGCGCCTCCGTCGACCCCGACGCGCAAGCCGACGTCGCGGAGTGGTGCACCCGCCCGCCGCGCCGGGCCGGAGCGCGCCGCCGGGGACTGCCGCAGCACCGCCACCCCCGCGGGTTCGTCCCGCCGCGCAAGCTGGGCCCCCGCTGACCTCGCTCACCGCCACCCACCACAGCAACCGCAAGGAGTTCTGACCATGGCCAGCGTCCTCAGCGCCGTCCTGTTCACCCTGATCGGGGCGGGCGCCTGCTTCGGTGCCCAGTACATCGAGGCCGGGAGCATGGCCCGCTTCGTGATCGAGTGCCAGAACGACGACGCGCAACCCGGAGACGACACCCCCGACAAGACCGCCCGCTAGCCACCGGGGCCCGGTGCCAGCCGGCACCCATGCACAGCCATGCCCCGGGCCCTCTCTCCCTCTCTCGTTTCACCCTCTCGCCGCACCAAGGAGCGCACGTGTCAACGGACACCCGCAAGCGCACCAGCCGCTCGTCCAGCAAGAGCCGCTACGCCCTCACCCCGGAGCAGCGCGCCGAGCGGATCGAGACCGCCCGCGCCCAGCTCGCCGCCGGAGTCGAGCGGCTGACCACCGAGGCCGGCTGGCGCCAGTTCCTCGTCTCCCGCCGGTGGCTGAACTACTCCGTGGGCAACCAGATCATGATCCTGATGCAGTGCCCGGAGGCCACGGACGTCCGTCCGCTGAAGGCCTGGAACGACGCCGGGTGCCGCATGCGCAAGGGCGAGACGCAGATCCGGATCTGGAAGCCCACCAGCAGCCGGGTCCAGCTCCAGCAGCAGGACACCCCGGCCGAAGGAACCGCGAGCGAGCCCGGCGCGGACCCGAAGACGGCCACGCTCGTCCAGCGCGGCTTCATCCTCGTACCCGTCGTGGACGTCTCCCAGCTCGTCGAGCCGCCCGCGCGAGTNGATCCTGAGCTGCCGGTCGAGCTGCGCGGGGACGCCCCCGCTGGGCTCTGGGATGGCCTGTCCAGGCAGGTGGCCGCCGCCGGGTACGCGATCGAGCGGGGATCCGCAGGCGGTGACGGCCGGGCCTACGGCCACGTCAACCACGAGACACGGGTCGTGCGGATCCGCGAGGGCGTCGACCCGGCGCAGGCCGCGAAGACCCTGTGCCACGAGCTGGCGCACGCCCTGCTCGGCCACACCGCGGACATGCCCGGCCACGTCCGGGAGGTCGAGGCCGAGTCCGTGGCCTGCATCGTCGCGGACCTCTGCGGGCTGGACACGCTGGCCTACTCGGTGCCGTACGTCACGGCCTGGTCCGCGGAGCAGCCCGAGGCGGTCAAGGCCTCCGCCCAGCGGGTGGCCGACACCGCCGAGCGGATCCTCGCCGAGCTCGGGGTCGAGCGGCCCCGGCGCGGCGCCGAACGGGCGGAGGAAGCGGCGTGACGCTCGACGAGGCCCGCGAGCTCGCCCGCACCAGGGCTGAGCTGCTGTGGCTCGCCCCGGCCACCTCCATCACCACCGGCAAGGTGCTCGTCGGGGTAACCGTGCGCGACGCCCGTGTCAGCTACGGACGCACCCAGCTCCTGATCGAACCGCTGTCCGGCCGCGGGCACCGCTGGGTCGACGCCGACCTCACCCAGGAAGTCGAGGGCTGATGAGCGACCGCTACGAACACATCGAGGCTGCCGGGGCGGAGGTTGAGCTACTCGGCCCCGGCGCGGAACTCGGTGACAACGTCATCGCCGACCACGCCGTGGTGATCGGCGACCCGGGCGCCACCGCCCTGGTGGTCGAGGGGAGCCTGAACGAGCTGACCGCGCTCGTCGGAGCCCTGGCCGCTGTCCTGCTCGGCCCGGCCGACGGGATCCTCCCCTACAGCCCCGCCGCCTGACGCTCGTGTCTCACACCGACGTGCGGACGAGGCGCGGGTCAGTCGGCCTCGGCCGCCGGATCAGCCTCGGGAACCTTGCGGGGACGGCCCGGCGGGCGCCGGGTGGCCGCCCAGGTCTCGATCGTGGAGCGCCGCCACCGCGGGGAGCGCCGCGACGGCGGGCGGTCCAGGTCCGGGTCATCCGGGGGCGGGACGCCGGTGGAGGCCGCGCGGGAGACGTAGCTGCGCCAGGTGGCCGGGCTGATCTCCAGCAGCGCGGCCACCTCCGCCACCGTCAGCAGCGGGTCGGAGTTCTCGGTCATCACCCGATCGTTTCAGAAATCCCCAACGCTGGATTGGTGATCTGGGTCACATAGATCTCGCGATCCGACCTAAAACGCCAACGCAGCGTTGTAGTATTGAGTCATGCCCCCGCGGGGGGCACGGGAGGAGACCCAGATGCGCACCAACACCACCGCCGCCCAGCTCCGCGCCGAGGCCGACAAGCTCCAGGCCCGTGCCGCCGAGTCCCGCCAGCGGTGCGGCGCGGACGGCATGCTCACCCAGCGCGCGGCCGGCCTCAGCGCCGACGAGCGGCGCCTGGAGGCCGCGATCATCGAGCGCGGCGGGGTCTGGGACTTCCCGGCCCTGTTCGGCCTGGACGGCAACCTGGTCCCGGCCCGGCTGGAGTTCAAGGAGGCCCGCTTCGGCGGGACCCGCAAGGTGTGGCGCCTGCTGGACGCCAACGGCCGCACCGCCGGGTGGTTCAACCCCTCGGAGGCGATGGACCGGCCCGCCCGGGTTCGCAACAACGCCAAGAAGGGCTACTACGTCGGCCGCGTGATCGCCGCGGCCAAGGCGGAACTCGCCGGCAACAACATCCTGGCCATCCGAGCCATCCCGGTCCGTACCGACGGCGGCTGGAACGCCGACGTCGAGATCGTCGACAACGGCCAGCGCGACGAGCGGGCCGAGATCATCGCCGCCTACCAGGCCGCCTGGACGGCCCGCGACCACCGTGCCATCGCCGCGATGGAGGCCGAGGCCGACAAGGGCGGCTACGTCGCCGAGCTGATCGCCGCCCGCAAGACCGCCTGATCCACCTCGCCCCGCCCGGCCGTGGTGGCCGGGCGGGGCACCCCGCTTCCGCACCCAGGAGGTCCGATGGACACCACCCAGGTCCTCGCCGTCCGCTGCCAGATCTGCCCCGACCTTGAGGTCGAGGCCACCGACCTGTTCGCCGGTCTCGACCTGGCCGGAGCGCACGACGACACCCACCACGACGGCGGGACTGCCGCCTACGTCCACGTGCCGCAGGAGGCCTGATCGTGACCAGGAGCAGCGCCGAGTTCCTGTTCGACTACCTGATCGGACATCCGGCCGCCGACTACGAGGCGGCGCTCCAGCCGACCGGCCCGGTTGACCCGGGCCATGACCGGGACTGCGTCTGCGGCGGCACCCCGGCCTGCGACCCGTACCCCGACCCGCCGGTGTCTCTGATCAAGTACACGCCGCCGGCTGATGGCTACGCCGACGAGCCGCCGTTCTGAGACGCACCGCCGTTCAGGACTCCACGAGAAGAGGCGCCGTGGCCGACACCCGCATTACCGCCGACATCACCCCGCCCGAGCTGCGCGCCGAAGGCATCGCGGCCAGCGTCCGCGAGGGCTGGGTGCGCGACACCCAGCTCGACCCGCGCGAGATCACTGACTGGCCCGCCCGCCAGGCACGCGCTGTTGTCCCCTTCGAGGTCGTGGACGGCCGCCCGGACAACCCCGCCGGCCCCACCAGGCGCATCGGCCGCGACCTGGGCGCGTGGGGCGAGAACGCCGCCGCCGACGCGCTGGTCACCGCCGGAGCTGGCGCGGACCGCCAGGTGCTGCTCATCCGCCGGGGCGACGCCGGCCAGTGGGCCATCCCAGGCGGGATGACCGATGCCAGCGAGCACGCCGAGCAGGCCATGCGGCGTGAACTGACCGAGGAGACCGGGCTCAACCTCACTGGCGTGCCGGTCGAGGTGCTGTGGTCCGGCGTAGTCGACGACCCGCGCAACACCGACTGGGCCTGGATCTCGTCCACGCTCGGCCGGTTCGAGCTGGCCGAGCCCGCCGAGGTGACCGGCGAGGACGACGCAACCGACGCCCGCTGGTGGCCGTATGTCGATCTGGACGCCCTGCACGCCGCGCTGACCGCCGCCGGCGAGCAGCTCTACCTCGCCCACGAGCCGCTGCTGGCGCTCGCGGCCAACACCTGACGGAGGACCGATGATCGAGCACCGACCCACGCCCGAGCCGAACAACTGGAACGTCGGCCAGGAGCCGACCCCGGCCGCGGAGATGACCGAAGCGCAGCGGCTCATCGCCGCGGGAAGGCTGGTGCGCACCACCGCGTCCTTCGGCAACCCCGAGGCCGGATACATCCAGCGCCTGCGGGAGCGGATGAGTACCCCGCGGGTCGGTGACCTGGTCTGGGAGACCAGCACCGAGCCCCTTTCCCTGCGCGATCCCGACCATGCGGCACGCGCCGTCGGCTGGTACGTCCGCCGCGGCGAGTCCCCCTGGCTCAGTCGCGAGGACTGGGACGCCGATCCCGAGTCCCACGAGTACCCGGGCCAGCCCTACGAGGACTCCCCCGGTCGCGAGGTCTCGGTGATCCGCCCGTGGCGCGACCCGGCCAGCGAATACGCCTGGGAGAACGCAGAGCTGTCCGTCCTCCCGCTCGACCACCAGTAGTCCGCCCCAGAAGGAGAGCCCGATGCTCGTCCCTCCGAAGACCAGCAAGGACGGCACCACCTACGCCGGCGTCCAGGCCGAGCGCGGCCTCGTCCGCGAGGTCGAGTGGTTGATCACCCGCCAACACCCCGGGTTCGACCCCATCGTCATCGCCCGCGCCCAGGGCTGCGACCTGGCGAACGTCGTCATCTCCGCGTTCGCCTCCGTCGACGAGGCCTGAACCCGCCACCGCGCGAAGGAGCACCCCATGACCCGCTACCAGATCACCTCCGGCGGCTACCTGCACGGCGACCCCGGCGAGACCGATATCGAGGTCGACCTGCGCCCCTACCGAGACCCGCACGCCGCCGCGAACCTGCGGTACCTGACCGCGCATGACCAGGAGGTGCAGGACGCCGTCCGCGGCACACCGGGCGTGACCGACCTCGTCGACGAGACCGTCGCCCGCGCGCTCGCGCTGGACGAGGACGAGGTGACGATCACCAGCTTCTGCGCCGGCGGCCGGCACCGTGGACCGGTTGCCGGCGAAATGATCGCCGACGGACTGCGCGCCGCTGGCGGCGAAGTGGACCTGTTCCACCGCGACCTCGGCAAGGCCGTCGTCGAGCGGGCGGTGCGCGAGGTGGATCGGTGACGAGCGTCGCCAGCAGAGGCCACCGGGAGGCCGCCGACCTCGACGTCGAGCTGATGCTCGCCGAGTACCAGGCCCTCAAGGCCGAGCAGCTCGCCCGCATCGGCACCCGGGACAACCTGCTCTACGCCACGCTGGCCGCCTACGCCGCCATCGTCGCAGGCGTGCTCGGCGGCGGCGGACCCGTACACATCATGCTGGCGCTGCCCGCCGTGGCAGCCGTCCTCGGCTGGACCTACCTCGCCAACGACAAGAAGATCGTGCAGATTCGGGAGTACCTGCGCCGGGACCTCGGCGCGCGCATCGGCCAGCGCCTGCCCGACGGGGCCACCGCCTTTGGGTGGGAGTCCACGCGCCGGACCGGCATCGAGCGCTGGCTCGGCAAGATTGGCCACGTTGCCGTCGACCTGATCGCCTTCTCGGCCGCCAGTGTCGCCGCCCTGGCGGCCTACTGGACCCTCGCTCCGATCGGCGCACTCACCGTGCTCGCGGTCGCCGAGAGCGGCTTCACCCTCGCCTTCACCGCCGAGGTGGTGCGCTGGAGCCTCTCAGGGCGTGCGAGCGATCGGCGCCGCAGCGAGTGAACGCCGACCAGCACTTCGATCCACCCTCCGGGAGGTAGGCGGCCGGCGCGATGGCGCCGGCTCGGGAACCGCCACCTCCAGCGCCATCTCCCGCAGCCAGGCCGCCAGGTGCGCGAGCACCACCCGCGAAGGCCACGCCGGGGCCGCTGTCCCTCCGGCAGCACGCTGCCGCTCGAGCGCCGCCTCGGCCTCCGGTTCGGACAGCGTCACCCGCTCGATCTCGGCACGCTGGCGCCGCTGCGGCGCCGACAGATCCTCGAGCGGGGCGAACAGCAGCGCGTACACGTAGCGGTCGAACGCGGCGCAGTCCCGCGCGTCCTCCAGGGCGTCTCGAACCAGCTGCGCGCGGCGAAGCTGGGCCCGCATCCGGTCCACGCGCCGAAGGGTGCTCCGAGGCGGGGCGACGGTCTTCGGCATGGCAGGTCACCCTCCGGGGGAGGCGGCGGTATCTCCTAGATCGTAGGGACTACGCCCTGTCACCGCGACCGGGAAGTCACAGCTGTGTAGTTTCTGCGGTCCCGCGCCGCAGGATGTCGCCTGTCGGCGATCAACCCTGTGTCTCCAGCACCTACCTGCGGACCCGCTTCATAGCCAATGCGCCCAATGTGCATGATTGCTCGCTATGAGCGTCAACGGGGGGCGCCGCAGGACGCCGCGCCCGATCTGGCCGATGGCCGGCGGCGCAGCCGTGCTTGCTGGCGCGGTGGCCTGGCTCGGCGGGCAGGGCGGCTGGGCGGCCGTGTTGGTCTCGGCCGGGGTCCTGCTCGCGGTGCTCCCGATCCTCCTCGACCGCGCGGCCACCCGCGCCGGCGACCTCGACATCGAGAAGGTCGCCGACCGTCTCGCCGACCTGGTCCGCGACCAGTGGGACATCGAAGCCACCCGCCGTGGCGTCGGCCGGCCGCCGCTGGAGGTCTTCTGGCAGGCTGCCGACGCAGACCTCGTTCACACCTGGCCTGAGCTGCTCCAGCAGGCGGCGACCGGACGAAGCGGTCCAGCGTCCGCCACCCCGGGCGGCGGACCGGACGACCTCGCGGGCCATGGCGCGCTCCTCGCGGCCTACGACCTCAGCCCGTGCGGCAGGCTAGTCGTGCTCGGCGAGCCCGGGGCCGGCAAGACGGTGCTGCTGCTGCGGCTTGTGCTGGACCTGCTCGGTCGCCGTCAGCCCGGACAGCCGGTGCCGCTCTTGGTCCCGCTCGCCTCCTGGAACCCCGACAGTCAGAGCCTCTACGCCTGGCTGGAAGGCCAGATCCTGCGCGAGTACCCCCACCTGACCGCCGTCGACGCCGCCACCGGGCGCAAGCGCGCCGGAGCGCTCCTCGATGCCGGGCTAATCTTGCCCGTACTGGATGGACTAGACGAGATCCGCGCCGGAGGCAGGGACCAGGCGCTGGCCGCCATCAACGAGGGCCTACGCGGCAACGTCGGGCTCGTCCTGAGTTGCCGTGCCGACGAGTTTCGCGAGGCCGTCCACCCAGACCCAGGCCTGCGACCGATCCACCTTGATGGCGCAGCCGGCATCCAGCTCAAGCACCTCGGCCCGGAGGCGGTCAGGGGCTACCTACTCGCAGGGGCCGGCAATGACGGTCCCGGCCGGTGGGCTCAGGTGCTCGCCGCATTGAACGATCCGACCGCGCCCGTCGCCCAGGCCCTGACCACGCCGCTGACCGCCAACCTCGCCAACACGATCTACAATCCACGCCCCCGCGAATCCAGCATCGGCCTACCCAGCTCCACTGACCTGACTGCCCTGCCCACCGCCGAAGCCGTGGAACAGCACCTGCTCGCCCAATTCATCCCGGCTGCCTACCGGCCCCACCGCGACCAGCCCGCCCGCCGGAACGCAGAGCAGGCCACCCGCTACCTCGCATTTCTCGCCCACCACCTCGAACACCGGCTCAACACCACCAGCCTCGCCTGGTGGGAGATCCCCCTCGCCACGCCACGCGCATTGCCTGTTCTCGCAATCGCGCTCGCGGTCGGGCTCGCGGTTGGGTTCATGTACGGGTTCGCGGCCGGGATCGCGCTTGGGACCGCGCTCGGACTCACGTTCGGGCTCAGATCCCTCTCCCCCCGTCGAGTGGCCCTGCGGCGTCCCCGACCCACCAATCTCGCGGGCGGGTTCGCAGTCGGGTTCGCGCTCGGCTTCGCGCTCGGGCTCGCGGTTGGGCTCACGGGCGGGATCGCGGCCGGGGTCAGGTACGGGCTTGCGGTCGGGCTTGCGGTCGGGTTCACGCTCGGAATCACCTTCGGGCTCGGGTTAGACAGCCCTACAGATACACAGCTTGCGGCAGCGCCCACCACCACATTGGCCCAAGACCGAACAAGCGCACTCACGAGCGCGCTCACGTACGGGATCGCGGGCGCACTCGCGCTCGGGCTCACGGTCGGGCTCGCGTCCGGGCTCACGTACGGGATCAGGTACGGACTCGTGTTCGGGCTCACGGCCGGACCCGTGTTCGGGATCGCGGTCGGAATCGCGTTCGGACTCCGCACAGCGTGGGGGCACCTCGTCCTGGCCCGCCCCTGGCTCGCCGCCAGCCGGCAGCAGCCCCTCCAGCTCATCGCCTTCCTCGAAGACGCCCACGCCCGCGGCGTCCTGCGCCAGGCCGGCGCGGTCTGGGAGTTCCGCCACGCCAGCCTCCAGCGCTACCTCGCTGGGCCGCCGTGAGATCGGCACATCCCTGGTCCTGACGGCCGCGGGCGGAAGTCCGGCGTCAGCCGCCGGCGGGATACATCCGGCGGGTCAGTGCCCCACCCTCGACGTACCCGCGCAGGAACTCGGCCAGGGTGTCGAGCGCGTCACCGGGCGGCGGGCCGGCATCGGCTGAAGCGTGACGGGCGCGACGCTTCGGAGCGGGACCGCGGCGACGCAGCGGGGTGCCCACGGCCGCCGTATGCAGCTTCTTCGCCGCGGCGTCGATCGCGTGGATACCGGTCTCGGGCGGCGGCGCCAGGGGCCGCCCGTCCCAGCTGTCGGTCTCACCGGGCGGCTCGAGCACGGCGAGCGGGTTGGTGCCCGCGGTCGCCGCGCGGAACGCGGCCAGCGTCGCGACGGCGTAGGCCCGGGCCGCCACCTCGGCCCGGCGGGCCAGATCGGTGACGTGCGCCCCCGCGAGCTCGGCTCGGCGACGGGCCGTCTCGCACCACAGCTCGTGACGCTCGGCGGACTGCGCCCGCACCGAGGCGGGCAGGACCTCCGGAAGATCGGGCGCGGTCACCGTGGCCTCGGCCTCCGCAGCCTGCTGGGCGTCACGGGCCGCCTGCCACTGCGCACACAGGGCCCGGTAGTACGCCCGGTGCCGCAGCAGGATCGCGTCAGCCGCCGCCGGCCAGGGCTCCGCGGCCTCGCCGTCCGGGTGCGGGGCGCGGACGTCCGGGTAGGTGGCGACGTGCACGGCGTAGTGCTCCCGGAAGAACTCCCGGCCCCGCTCGGTGATCCGGTAGCCGAGCGCGCCGGTGCTCCGCTCCGCCAGCGGCGGGACGTGCGCCTCGATCAGGCGCCGGTCGATGGTCGCGGAGCGCCCCCAGCGCAGCAGGCCGCCGCGCTGGTTGGCCATCCACAACAGGGCCAGCGCCTCCCACGACCGCTCGGACAGCGCTGGCTTCGGTGTCCGGGTCGGCATCGTCGAGGTGCCGGCGCGTGCGGCGGCCCGGCCCGCCCGGGTGAGGGTGACCGTGATCATCCAGCCGAACGCCGTCACCCGCTGCCCGCGCGTGATCAGTCCCCGGTCGACCAGCGCGGCCACCGTCGCCCCGTTGCCCTGGCTGTGCCAGCCCCGGAAGTCCAGNCGCTCCTGCATCCGCGTCAGGCCCAGCCCCGACGGCTCCTGCGCGAAGTCGATCGCCCGCCAGACCGAGGCGGGCCGCTTGTCGAACTCACCGCTGGCGCCGGCCGCGCGGTGTGCCTCCTCGGCGGCCTGGTCGAGACCGAAGATGATCGCGAGCGTTCCCTGCTGGCGGTCGTTCAGCTCGGTCCACGCGGCCAGCGCCTTCGACACCGCCACGGTCACGCCCCGCCGGCCATCGGGTGCGCCAGCGCGTCGACGTCACGCCACCCCATCAGCACCTCCCGCCCGGGAACCCCACGGTCCACACGCCACACGCACGCGCGGCCATCGTCCGACGGCCTCACACGCACCTCGAGCACACGCCCCGCGCGGCACGTCCACACGCCCGCCCAGCTCGCGACCCCCACGCTGGCCCACACGGTCACGCGGCGCGCGGGGAGATCACGCGCGCCCCCGCACACGACAGCGCCCGCGAAGCCCGAGACACCTCGGACCCGCGGGCGCCTCACGCGACCCCGGACCAACCTCACAAGCGGCAGCAAGGAGGAAGAAGCGGACACGGCGCCCTCACGCCTGACCACGCCGGCTCACGACCACCCGCTCCCCCGCCCGCCGGACGAGCGCGAGCTGACGCTCGAGGATCCACTTCCCCAGCGACTCGCTTCCGTCCGGCCCACCACCGGTGTCCAGCTCGACCTTGCACCACCACATCCGGCCACCGAGCTGGTCTCGCTCCTCCACCGTCGCCGTGCCGTACCGGACGGCGAGCGGGGCCGTCTCCGTGACCAGGCGCACCCGGTCACCCTTCGCCAGGGATCGGTCACCGAGCTGGGCCGTCATGCCGCCTGTCCTCCGTCCTCGGCCAGGGCCGCCTGCACCTGCTCGACCGCCGCGGCCAGCCGGCGCCGGCGCAGCACCTCGCCGAAGACGGCCAGGGCGGCCTTCTCGTAGCGGGTGACGTGCTCGATGGACGTCCAGACCTTCCGGTTGCTCATCGGCAGGGTCTCCAGACCCGCCACCCGCATCACCGCGCGGGCGAACCGCAGGCGCCGCGGGTCGTCCTGAGCCAGGCTCTCCAGGCCGCCGGCCGCATCGATCTCGTCGGCCAGGGCGACCGCCCGGTCGAGGGCATCCTTGCCGCGAGGCAAGGACGGGCGGCCCGCACGGGAAACGCGCTTGGTGTCGGCCACGTCACACCTCCGAAGATCGGCTTGACCCGAGTGGACTACAGCATACGAGCCTACCTTCGCGCTACAGTGCCGCGGACTGTCGATCAAGGTCGGAAAGTCTGACGGATCTTTCTCCCGGCCGCGCCGCACGACGCCGCCGACGCAGTGCGGTGATGGGGTGCGACAAGGAGGTGGGGGCGGGTGGCGTGGTTGGGAGAAAGATTTGCTCCCACCCACTCCGACCCCCTCGCCCCCCAAACCCCCATCGCGGCCCCCAGCGTCCCCGTAGGGCCACGAACGCACCGCCCCGCCAGGTAGGTCTACCCCCGGCAATAGCCTACGGACTACGGCCTTCTTAGAGGCTTCACTTTGCCTACGCGGCCCGCTCCAGCTCCAACAGGTCCTCTGGGCTCCAGGCTCGCCAGTTGGGCGCCCGGCCCGGCCCGGCCGACGGTCCCGTCAGCGCCATGAACCGCACCGGGTCGCTCGGCAGCCCTGAGCACTCGCAGCCCCTACCCGGGGCCGCCGCATGCCGGGCTGTCGCGATCAGCGGCACCACCTGGAACCCGGGGGTGGACCGCAGCGACAGCTCCCACAGGGTGTTCTGCTCCTTGGCCGAGAAGCTCGGGTTGGTCGCCACCGTGCCGTCCAGACTCACCCCGGTCAGCCGGGCGGCGACGATCAGCAGGTGCGGCGGGCGCCAGGCGGACACGTCGTAGGGCCCCCGCGACAGCCGGGAGGCCACCGCCACAAACCCCACCGCCTCCAGCGGGGGCATCACGCTGTGGACCTCGAAGTCGCCCCCCTCCAGCGTGCGCTTGCGCCGCCACTGGACCACCGGGGTGCGGCGGGGCTTGCGTGGCCGAGGGGCCGCGGTCCCCTTCACGGCCGGGCTCACGCCGCCACCGCCGCTCCGGCCAGCACCGCACGGGCCCCGGCCACGTGGGTCTTGGCGAGCTTCACGGCAGCCGTCATGTGCTCCACGCCCACCTGGGCGGTGGCCGGGTCGTCGGCCAGCGCCAGCAGCGCGGCGATCCGTGCGACCGTTCCGGGGTACTTGCTCGCCCATGGCGCGATCACGGCGAGGTCGCCGGTCTCCGGGTGAAGCCGGGGCTCCCAGCCGGCCCGGAACGCGGTGAACACCTCGCCCGCCTCCGGCGTCAGCTCCAGCTCGGTCACCGTCTCGGCAGCAAGGGCGGTGCCGAGCAGGGCCCGCACTGTCCGGTCCCACTGCGCGGTCACATCGCTGGGTACCTCCGGGGCGTCCAGGCTGCGGGTACCGACGATCGGTGGCGCCACCGCGAACAGGAACCGGGCCAGCAGGGGCCGCAGCGTCGGGTTGCGCTGCGCCTCGCCGAGGAGGTCCGGCTGGGCCAGGACCGCGACCGCCAGGAACGGTTCGTCCAGGTCCGCGGTGACAAGTTCGGCGCTACCGAACTCGTCGCTCGGCTGGCCGAGGCGGTCGACGCGCAGCCGGTCTCCGTCGTAGGCCTTCACCAGGGTGGTCCGCCCGGCGCTGTCGTCGGTTTCGGCGACGGCGCGCAGCAGCTCGCCGTCGCCGAAGTGCGCGCTGGTGCCGCCGTGGCGTGCCAGGAAGGCCGGCAGGTAGTCAGGCGTGACGTCCGCGAACCACAGCCGCACCGGGTCGATGGGCTCGGTCAGGGCCGGGCCACGCTCGCCGTGGGCGCCGTGGGTTCCGGTCTCGATGGCGGCCTCCAGGCGGGCGGTGATGTCCCGGTCGCGCGGGAGTGCCCTGAGCCGCGCCTGCTCCAGCTCCCAGTCCTTCTCGAAGATCGGGGCGGCCAGGGGCCACAGGGCGTAGGACTTGCCGCGGCCGGGCCCGGCCAGCCCGGCGGTGTAGAGCGCGAGCGACTCGGTCCAGTCCGGCGCCAGCCGGACGCGCCAGCGCCCGCGGGTGGCGGCGGACAGCATGCTGAGCGCGGCCAGCGCGGTCAGCGCGGTGGGGAGCTGGGCGCTGGCGGCGACGGTGGTGGCGATGCGGCCGGCGCCACCGGGCAGCGCGGCGGCCAGGGGAGCAGCAGTGGCGCTGACCTGGGCGTTGGTGGTCTGGGTCATGGTCGTCTCCCTCTCGGCGGGTTCTCGTTTGATTTCTCGGACCTGCTCCGGCGGCTAATTCGAGGTAAATCCATGATCACGAGGTTCTGAACGCCTTTTTTCACCGTTCCTCGCAACTAGTTGATAGTTAGCTCTTGACTTAAATGATCTTGGTAAACCCGCTCGATCGCGCCTCCCCCCGCACCTTGACCGCGAGAGCCGGTGGAAAAAGTCATTCAGAAACGGCATGATCAACTACCGCCGTCCGCGGCGGGCGACGGCCACGACGCGGGGATGTACCTGGTAGCGCGGCGACGGCGGCCGACCGCGGCGCCGCTCGGTCGGGGCGGGCAGGCGCCGCACGTAGCCGAGATCGGCCAGGTGCTCGACAACATCCTCGATGTCGGCGATCTTGGTCACCCACGCCCGGCCGTCCAGCGCGCGGTACACATCCTGGAGGTTGAACGTGACCGCTTCACCCTCAATGTCCGCTTCTGAGGCATTTGTGGGGCGGTTTTCTGACTTTGGCAGCTGGTCCTCGCCTCGAGAAAAGTTTGAAAGCCAGCCGAGCACCGCGCGCAGGCGTTCCCCCCGCTCGGACTGGCCTCCCACCAGCACTTCTCGGGCGTGCTCCACCAGGTACGGGGCGAGGTCGAGGGCGGCCTGCATCTCCGGGCCGGTGACCATCGGGTGGGCGTCGCCGGGGCGCTCCGCGAGCGCGAACAGCGCGGCGATCCGTACCAGCGCGCCGGGCAGCTTGGACGCCCAGGAGCCGATGTCCACCAGGTCCCCCAGCTCGGGGTGCAGCCGGCCCTCGTGACCGCTGGGGCCACGCCAGGAGTCGAACGCGACTCGCGCGGCGTGGTCGAGGTGGATGCCGCACACCTCATCGCGGCCGGTCAGGTCCCGGCTGGCTGCGACGATCTTGCCGATCACGCCGGCCCACTCGGCCTCCACGGCGGGGTCCATCTCCGGGGCTTCCAGACCACGGGTGCCCACGGTGGTGGCCGGCAGGGCGTAAAGGAACCGAGCCATCAGCCCTCGCTGCACGAACGCCCGGACCTTCAGCGCCTCGTTGATCACGTCAGGCTGGACCACCATCCCGATGGACAGGATCGGCCGGCGGATGCGGATGGCGGGCTTGCTGGCCCGGTTGATCTTCACGGACGCGCCGTCGTAGGCGCGCAGCACCAAGTCGACGTTGGCCTGGCCGCTGGAGGCGTAGCGACCGGCCAAGGTGCCCAGGAACCCGCCCTCGTCCACAATGATCGCCTGCGGTCCGCCCTGGTCGCGCATGAGGATGGCCAGGCCCTCGGCGGTGGTGTCGTCGGCCAGGATCTGGAACTCGGTCGGCTCCCCCTCCAGCGCGAGGCGCTCGGAGAGCTCGTCGACCTCCCTCCTGGCCTCCTCGTCGCCTTCGCGGGCGGCGCGGTCCATCGCCGCGGCCAGTCGCTTCGTCGTCAGCTCCCGCTCGGCGCGCTCCCGGGCCAGGGCCGCGACGTCCTGCGCGCTCCACTCCAGCTCGGACAGCGGGCCGGCGGCGGCCTTGACCACCGCGGACTTGCGGCTTCCGGAGTCGCTCAACGCCGCCAGGTACAGGCAGGTCTGCTCGGTCCACTTCCCGGTGACCCGCACCTCCCAGCCCCCCCTCGTTGCCCCGGACAGGGTGGCCAGCGCGGCGAAGGTGGCCAGGTCGGGCGGGGTCTGGGTGGTGGCGGCCACCGCGTGCACGAACCGGCGCACCACCCCGGGCAGCGAGTCCACCGGCAGCGGCGGCATCGCGCGGTTCAGCGGCCGGGGCTCGGCCCAGCCCACGCCCGGCCGCCAGCGAAGCCGCTCGCGGATCTTGTCGAGCATCCCCTCCAGCAGCTCGGGTTCCACGGTGCTGGAGGCGGCCAACTGGCGCAGGGCGTCGGCCTGCTCGGCGACGGCCCGGCGGGTGGCGGCGTCGGCCACCTGGCGCACGTAGTACCCGGCCTGCGCGGACGTGGCGCTGGTGTTCCAGACGAGGTCGTGGAGGTAGACCGCCCCGCCCACCCGGCTCAGCAGGGGGATGGGCTTGCCCGAGCCCATCGGCATCGTGCGCTCGGACAGGTAGGTGACCACCGACCCCTCGTCCACAGGCCGCTCGGGGTGCATCTCCATGAGTGCCGCGTGGATCATCTGGTGGGCCGGGCGCAGGTAGTCGCTGGACTCCAGCGTTCCGAGCACCACGGTCAGCGCCTCGGGATCCCGCAGAGCCAGGCCCAGGCACTCCCGCTCCGCGCGCAGCAGCCCGGGGTCGATCTCCGGCCCGTCCGCGCCCGCGGCGACGGCCGCGGGGTGCAGGTGCACCTGGGCGTCCCGCTCGCCGCCGCCGCGTTGCTGCCCTGACCTGCGGCTTCCCGCCGCGCCGGACTCGCTGGCGCCGTCCGCGCCCAGGGCCCTCATCCTGCCGTCCTCACCGGCACGCGCGGTGCCTGCTGTCCGGGGCGGGTGGGCAGGCGCAGGGGCCGTGCGGCCTGCCGAGCGAAGTGGCCGTCGATGCGCGCGGTGGCGATGGCGATCGAGATCAGGTCGCTGACCTCGCCGGCCGAGGCACCCGGGGGCGGGTGGACGCCCCACCGCTCCGCCGCCTGGAGCTGTTCGGTGCCGGGCTCGCGGTCCCGCCACCTGGTGCCCTTGCGGGCGAACCGGGAGCCGGCCTTGCGCTCGACGCGGGCGGCGTGCTCCTCGCCCAGAGCCATGGCCAGGGTGAGGTCGGGTGCGCTACCGAACGGCACGGGGTCACCCGTGCGCGGCATCCCCCCGATCGCCCAGGTGCCCGGCTTGAACGACGACTCCCGCACGAACACCTGGCCGTCGCCGGCGGGGATGAACCAGACGCCGGTCTTGGTCTGGAGCCAGGTGACCCTCGAGGTGGAGGCGAACAGGTTGACCTCCTCGGCGGAGACCCTGCGCACCTTGGCCTTGCTGATGCGCTCCACGGCCCCGACCAGGTCCTCGCCGTCGAAAAGCTCCTGCTGCTCGTCTTCCTCGGGCTTTTTCTTGACCTTCTCCTTGATCTCACCGTCCGCGAGGTCGAGCAGGGTGCACAAACGGTGATCCGTGGTACTCCCAACAATGTCGAGAATGAGCGCATCATTCTCGCCCGGGTATGGCCTCAGTACCCGGCCTACCATCTGCCGGTAGAGCACGCCGGACTTTGTCGGCCGGGCCATGATGGCGACCTTGGCGCGCGGGATATCCGTGCCCTCGGTGAGCACCGCACAGTTGGTGAGGATGTCCAGCTCACCGTTGCGCAGACCCTCGATCGCATTGGCCCGCGCGTCGCGGTCCATCTCGCCCCAGACGGCCTGCGCCTTCACCCCGGCCGCGCGCAGGGCCTCCGCTACCGACTGCGCGGTGGCCACTGTGGGAGTGAACACCAGCCCCGGGCGCCCGCCTCCGTGCCGCTGGTAGGCCTCGACGATCTGCTGCTCGAAGCCGGCCTCGGCGAGGGCCTCGCCCAGGTCGGAGGCCACGTAGTCCCCGCCCTTGGTACGGACCGCGGAGAAGTCGATGTCCACCTGCACGCGCCGGCCGCGCGGGTTGACCAGGTACCCCTCGCAGATCATCTCCAGCACGGAGCGCTCGTAGGCCACCGTCTGCCAGACCCCACCGAGGCCCTCGCCGTCCCCGCGGGCCAGCGTGGCGGTGACACCCAGGGCGCGCGTGGAGGTGTAGCAGCCGAAGTGCTCCAGTACGGTGACGTAGCTCTGGCTGAGCGCGTGATGGCATTCATCGACGATCACCACGGTGAAATGGTCACGCGGCCACTTCTCCCTCCGACGGGCGGAGGCCAGGGTGGGCACCGAGGCCACCACCACGTCATCGGCGAGGGTGGCCTTACGGTTGGCCATCTCGATGCCCACGCGCAGCCCGGTAGCTATCGCGCGGATCTTCTCCGCACCCTGATCAATGAGTTCCTCGCGGTGCGCGAGAAAGAGCACCCGCCCGCCGAGGGCGCAGATCTCGGCAATGAGATGGGCGACAACCACAGTTTTGCCCCCACCCGTCGGGATGATGATGGCGGGCCGAAGGATGTTCTTCTTCCATTCCCGATGAGAGGCCTCGATGGCCTCGCGCTGGTACGGCCGCAGGGCCAGGTGGGCACTCACGCCGCGCTCCCGCTGCGGCATCCGTAGGGCGAGCATCCGTCTGGGTCGCCGTCCTCCAAGTCCTGAGCGCCGCCGGCCAGGCTCGCCGCCTCAACCGTCAACAGCGGTGGGTCGATGGGGGCGAGTTCAAGCGGAACGCGAGAGGCGTGCAGGAATCGCTGGCCGTCCAGTCCGCGGCCGGTGCGTGCCTCGCCGTCGAAGGCGACGGCGTCCTTCCACGACTCGGGGTCGTGGTCACGCATCTGCCGCCACATCCGGTTGCCGTGGAAGGGGCATCCGATGCAGGCCGATTTCGGGGTCTCCCCCCACCCGCGCTCGCCAAGCCACGCTTGGCAGTCCTCGCGGCTCATCCCGAGGTCGAGCAGGGGGTACTCGGGAGTGACGTACCGCGGGAACCGGCCGTTGTTCACGCGATGGATCTCGTCGGTCGAGAAGCCGATCCACTGGATCGCGGATGCCCTTTCGGGGGCACTCCCGACAAGCCGGCGCTCGCCACGCCCGCGGCAGACGCTGCACGGCCCGGGGCCGGCATTGGGGTCCCAGGGAGCAAGCCGTACGCCGCTGCCCGAGCAGTACTTGCAGGGGACCTCACGTACCCGCGCTCCCAGCAGCTCGCGCACCTTGCGGTCGATCGGCTCGACCTTGTACTTCGGGGTGCACTGCCGAGGCCCGCGGCCCTTCTTGATTCGCGACCCGGTCCGGAATTCTGTGTAGCGGTGCCCCTGCCCCTTGCAGGTCAGGCAGAGACCGGCCGGCGGCTCCGGAAGGTCGTCCAGAACCAGCGCCCCCAGGTGTCCGTACTGCTCCTTCAGGTCGGCATGCCACTGCGCACCGGTGATACGGAAGCCAAACCCGTCGTCGTAGCGCTCCACGCCATCCGCCCAGCCAGTGCCAGTGCACCCCTCGCATGGGACGGCGCTGCTCTGTACTGGCACTGCCGAAATGACCTTGGTGCTGGTGTAGGCCGGCAGAGTGGCGAACACGTGCGGATCGAGGACGTCATCGCGCAGGTTTCCGTGGGATACCCGGAGGAGGGGAATGCCAGCGCTTGCCATGACTTTCTCCAGGCGCGCCAGGTGGAGGTAGACGGCCTCCGGCTCCCAGCCTGTATCGGCGAAGATCGCCACGTCAGGCTTGGGGAGCACACCCTCGGCCGCGAGGAGCGCGAGCGTCGTGCTCTGCACCCCAGCGCCAAGGGATAGGACCCTCAGGGGCGCGCCACCTGCGGTGCCGGCGGCAGGTGCAGACGGCCGCTGGCCACGGTCTTCCACGCCGCGCTGCCGGGCCGCGTCGGCGTCCTCCGGCTCGGGCGCCGGTAGCATGGTCGTCGTCATCGGTACCTCTCGTTGCCCCAAGCGCGAGCGGTCCAGCAGGGCCCCCGATCTGCGGTCGGGGGCCTTTTGCCTGTCGGTCCACCTTCTTCCGACACCTCTCTGCTGACAACATCAGCTGGGGCGCGTCCCACGGTGTACCGAGATAGCCAGAGACCTCTGCGGGCGTGCGTAGGGCCAGTTCAGGGTGGCTAGCGACGCGGTTGCCCGCGTCGCCGGTGGTCAGTAGGTCAGCTCGGAGGCCGCGCCCAGGAAGGCCCCGAAGCCCTCCCCGCGCAGCCAGTAGTGCGCCTCGCCGGTGCTGGTCTCGTCCGGCGCCTCGACGCCGTTGAGGTCGGTCTCGCCGTCACCGGCCAGGCCGAGCACCTCGACGTCGAGACCCTCCCCGTCACCGAGGTCGTACCGGGCCAGGGTGCCCCGCGCGGGACCGTGCCCGGCCGCGAAGGGTCCGCTGGTGATCCACGGGGCCCCGGCGGCGGGGAGGGCGCGGGCGTTCATGACAGCCCGAAGACCTTCCCGAGCTGGCGGTTGACCAGCTCTCGCGCCCCTTCCAGGGCGAAGGCCGCCATCCCGGCCCGGTCGCGGTCGGTCTCGTCGGCGTCGGGGTCGCGCCGCGCGTCCTGCTCGGACTCGATCATCCGGGTGAGGTCCTCGCACAGCTCCTCCAGGAGCCGGGCCGGGACCATCCGCTCTGCGAGCGGGTCGACCGCCTCGGCGGCTGCGGCCAGTACTGCCTTGGCGTCCTCGCCGTCAAACGGGTCGTCGAAGCCGGTCCGGGTGGTGGGGCTGGTCACGACGCCTCCAGGAGGGTCAGGTCGCCGGCCGCGCCGGCGGAGTGGTTCTCGAAGTCGAGGGCGACGACCTCGGCGAGTGCCTGGTCGGTGAAGTGGTAGAGAGCCGGGTCGCCCACCTCGGCCTCACGGCGCAGGGCGGCCTCGTCACCCAGCCACGCCGGGTCGGAGTAGTAGGGGCGTCCGGCCGCGCGGGTGGTGCCTGCCACGGCACGAGCCATCGCGTCCAGGGCGCTGTCGCCGAGCGCGGGCGCGTCCAGCGGGTTCACGACGCGACCCCCTGGCCACTCACCACGGTGAGGATCGGACGGTCTGACCTGGTCAGCACCTCGAACCGTGGGGACGCCGGGCGTCCCCGCTTCGGCGCCGGCGGCGGCACCTGACGCAGGTGCCCGTCGGCGACGAGCTGCACCACCACCGGCTCCAGGCCTGCGACCCTGCGGGCCCAGGACCGGCCGTCCAGCCCGCGGTGCATCTCCTTGAGGGAGACCTCCTGGCCGGGGGTGTAGCGCCGGTGAATCCACAGCAGCGTGGCCTGCTCCGGCGTCTCCGGCTCGGGATCCTCGGCGACCTTTCCGGCCCTGGCCATGACCTGCCGGCTGAGGTGGCGCGTCTCCGCAGGGGTGAGGCCACCGAGCGAGCGAGCCAGGTCCAGGAGCCCCAGCTCCTTCATCGCCCCGTCCGTGTCGAGCGCGGCCTGGGCCTCGTAGCGACCGGTGCGGCGCAGCGTCGGCAGGACCTCGTGCGTGACCCAGCGCTTGAACGCCTTCGCCTCCGTCTTGCGGCTTCGGAGGATCAGCGAGTAGAGGCCTGGCTCGTTGATGGTCGACATCTGCTGGGGGCCACCAGGGGTGTCGACAGTACCGACCCCCTTCTCGTCGTCATCGAGCGACGAGATCGCGTCGCGGGAGTTGCGGATGTCGAGCACCGCGCAGACATCGGACGCGACCCACCACGGCACATCGTCGAGCAGGAGGGTCCGAATCTCGGCGCCCTCGAACTTGAAGGTGGCGACAGCGCCACCGCTGGCGGTCGTCACGCGGCACCACCCGCGCGGTGGAAGTCCCAGCGGTGCGGGCACTTCTCTGCCTCGTGGCTGATGCTGCCGCAGATCAAGCAGCAGAGCGCGGCGGCCAAGCCCCGCGCGACGCGAGTGAAGGCGGCGATCAT